TAAAGAACATACTTATTATAATGATAGAGGATTATTTACAATAATCGGTGGATCATATCACAATATAAAAGATTGTAGTATAAAAAATACGAATAGTCATGGATTTTTGTTTGCTGGTTCTTATGGATATAACGTTGAAAATCTGGAATTAGATTATCAAGAATTTATAAATACCGTACCTCAATCTATAGGTATGGGAGTATGTGATAGCGCAAGTAGTAATTTTACAATATCATTTAAGGGAGGATATACTCAAGCTTTTACTTGTGTATATTTTAGTGAAATTGATTATCCTGAAACTTATGGAGTAAGTCAATTTGGTAATATTAAAAATTCAGTTGCTACAGGAAGTGCTTTAGACAATCATGCTAATTGTTATAATCTTGTATATTCAGATTCTATAATATCTTCTTCTGAAAATGGGATTGTAATAAGAGGAGGAAAATGTATTTATGATAATATATCTGTAAATGCCGCGATATATGGTTTATATGTTTATGCAGATTCTCATAATGCTGGAAATTCTATAGATTTTTTAGTTAGAAACACAAATATATATAGCCATACAAGGTGTGTTCAAATAGAAAACAATAAAGAATTTAAAATAAAAGGAGTAATAGAGAATTGTGTTCTTGAAGGTAGAACAGCAGCTATTTATCTTAAAAATGCAGATATATTATTTAGAAATTGTACAATTACTGGCTTAATCACAATTAGTAATAATGTAAATGTAATCTTTGATAATTGTACTTTAAATGGATATATAAATATTGCAGAAAGTATTATAGATTCTAATGTTATTATTAGAAATAGTATAGTTAATGCCAACAATCATTTATCATTTAGAGCATGTCCTACTATAATAGAAAATACTACTATAAACGTAAATGGAAATTATTATATACTTGTTACTTTAGCTACTAATTTAGTATTTAGTAAAGTCACATTTAATACACCTTATCAATATTTATTGAGAGCACAAAATTCTGCAAGAGTTGAGTTGAATAGTTGTATAGTGAACCACACTGGAACAAATGCAGAATTTCATGTATTCAGAACAATTGGCATAACTATAGATGCTACTCTTCAAGTTATATTTAATAATGTTTATGTTTATAATAAATCTTCACAAGATACAAAGGTATATCTAAGTTATGTAGATAGTTGGAAGGGTGGTTCTTCTATTAATAATATTGTTAGAGCTGTATATATAGATAATAATAAACTATCTGAGTTAAATATCTGTAATAGAACAGATAGAATAATGGTTATTAATGATATATTAGATAATCCAGAATATGCAGAAAGAGGAAAGATTAACGTAGATGGTACTTTAAAAAGTAAAGAAGTTATTGTATATAGAATTGAAGATATAGTTCCTGGACTTACTGATACTATTTACAAAATAGTGAAAGATATTGATTTAGAAGGAATATCGAAAGGCATACCTGCTAATTGTACATTAGATTTCCAAGGTGGAAGTTTTACTAATGGTACTATTGTTCTTAGTAATACTGAATTAAAAGGCAATGTTAAGTTATCATCTATCACTTTAACTGGAAGTTGTAGTAATTCAGAGTTAAATATAAAATGGTTTAATACAACAGATAACGATATAACTTCTATATTATCTAATCTTATTAATCTTGTAAAATTAGGAGGAACAGTAAGAATTCCTAAAGGTACTTGGTTATGTAATACTTCTGTAGATTTCGGTATAACAAGTCCTCAAAAGTATTTTAATATAACGGGAGATTCAGGAGCTATATTAAAGAATAAATCAGGTGAAGATTATGCTTTAAGTTTAATTAATCTTCATAATTCTACTACTATGAGAAATAGTAGAGTTGTTATATCAGGAATAACATTTGATTGTAATAGTGCTGGAGGATTATATATTAATAATCCTAATTTCTTAGAAATTACTAATTGTAGTATTTTAAATTTTGCTACTTATGGTATATTTCTAACAGCATCAGGAGAATGTAATGTTAATCATTGTAATTTTACAGGTATAAACACTACACAAGGAACAGCTTTACGATTAACTTATAATAGTGGTGATTCTATGATTTCAGATTTGAGTATTTATAAATGCTTAACTGGTATATCATTAAATAATACAGGTGGATGTAAAGTATGTAATAATGTTATTTATGGAGCAAAAACTTGTATAGAATTAAGTTGTTCGGACAGATTACCTGCTGGTAATAGTATTTATTCTAATGAACTAGAACCTACTGGTAATGCTAATGATGGAGCTGGAATAAAAGTTATACCAAGTGATGATTTGACTAAGTATCATACTAATACTTCTATTACTGATAATTATTTTCTTATTAAAGAAGGAGCTGCAATAGAAATACAAAAAATTGCTACTTCTATTATTTCAAAGAATACTATTAGTGTAACATCTACTACTGTTACTACTTCTCCTGTTTGGATGAAATTAACAAGTATGACTAATTGTATAGTTAGTGAAAATAATATTTCAGAATTAAGAAGTACTGCAACAGGTATATCTCTTACATCTTGTGTACATTGTACAATAAGAGATAATAGAGTATTATCAATAGAAGCAGAGTCTTATTTTATAGATATTAATACAGGAACAAATAATTGTTGGTATATTAATAATTATAATGCAATAGGTAATGCTACAGGATATTTAATTAGAGCTAATATTGTAGTAGATACTGGTGGATTTATAGATAATAAAGCTAATACAGCATTAATAAACTATAATTTAGGAACTTATGGTTATATGAAGCAAGGAATGGTTAATGCTCTTCCAAGTTATCAAAATCCTTTAGTATTTAGAGGTACAACTACCAATTATTTATGGTTTAATGCTGAAGATATGTATATGAAAAGTGGTTCAGCACCTACTGCTTATAATGATGGAACATTAGTAATCTCTATTCTTGGTAAAAGTAAAGGGTCAACTGATAATAGACCTACTGGTTTAGCTTCTTATAATTCTGGTTTTCAATACTATGACACTACATTAGGAAAATTAATATTATGGAATGGTACTGCGTGGACTAATGTTGATGGTACTGCATTAACTTAATATATAATATAGGAGGACACTTCAAGTGTCCTTCCTATTTGCACATATGAGAAATTTTTAGTATATTTGTAACCAAATTAAATGATATGGCATTAAATATAACAATAAATAAAACAGCAGTAGCTGCATCATATCCTGCTGGGAGTACTGTAGCTACAGCAGTAGCTAGTGGAGGAACTACTCCTTATACTTATAGTTTAGCTACAGGTGGAGACTACTTTAACATAGATTCTTCTACAGGAGTAGTTACTACTAAAGCACTAATGGATGTCAGTAGCATACAGTCTTTCTCTGTTACTGTCACAGATAGTAATTCTACTCCAGAAAGTATTACCTCTGGAGTTATATATCCTAATATACAAGCTGCTCAACAATCTAAGTTTAATAAATCTAATGTGATTTATAAGATAGTAAATGACATTGATTTAGGCAATGCAGTACTTACTATTCCAGCCAATTGTACCCTTGACTTTCAAGGTGGAAGCTTTAGTAATGGAACAATTGTTGGTAGTAATACTAAAATTAAAGCTGGATTAACTAAAATATTTGATAATATAACTATTAATGGAACATGGAATAATGATAATAGTTATTTAGAATGGTTTAATCTTGTTAATAGTAAGTATCCTATTAACGAGGCTTTAAAATTATCAAATAATCTTCGTTTATTAAAAAATACATATTCTGTTACTACGATTTCTATACCAGAAAGTGTATGTATTCAAGGAGAAAGTACTACAGAATCAATTATTAATATAGATAGTACTATAGATATAGATAATATAATACTTAAAACATTTAGTATTAATCCATCTGATACTTTTATTGGAGACTCTTTAATTAAAGTACATTCTTCATATTATTGTGTATTTGAAAAACTTAATATGGGGTCTACTAAAGTAGATACAGCAATGATATTTGATGGAACAGATAGTTCTTATTATCATGTTGTTACTAACTGTAATATTTCAAGTTTTAATATAGGTATAAAATTTATGGGACATGCTAATGCTAATAGTGTTCTATATAATAATTTTTATCTTGTAAAAACAAATATAGTAATTGATAGTTGTAATGGTTTAAGAATTATTGGTAATACCTTTCAAGATTTTAAGACTAAAGGAATTGATATTTTATATTCTACTGGTTCTCGACCTGTTGGTAATTCTATTAATAGTAATTATTTTGAAGGAGATAAAACAGTAGCTATATGTGATATAGATTTTAATAACACGGCAGAAGCTGTGGATAATATGATTATTGGAAATCATCATACATTTATGGCTTCAGATAAACCTCATATATTAAATATAGCGGGTCCTAATACTATTATTGATTCTACAAGAAATACTATTAGAAACAAATCATATATTGCAGGCATTCCTACTTTAGAAATTATAGAGAAACAATATATAAATGCTTTAGGAGCAGATTATTTAATATCTTCTATAAGTCCTATTAAAATAGATGATGAAAACATTGAATGGTGGGCATGTGTTCAAAAGGCAGGAGTACGTTCATTAGAAAAGATATTCACATTTGATGATCGTAAAGACTGGGTACAGCTGGACAAAGGTTTGATTGTACCATTTATAACTCAATATTATGGACAGGGAATTACCTTAGGTTATAATGCTAATCTTTCTGATAGAAAACTTACTTTTGATAATCAACGTCATTTATTAAAATATGGTTATGATAATAAATGGAATTATGTATCAACACTGTTGAGTGGCACTACAGCTGACAGACCAAGTGCAGCTTTAAATATGCCTGTTGGTTTACAGTATTTTGATACTACTTTAGTAAAACCAATATATTGGACTGGTACATCCTGGGTTGATTCAACAGGGACTGCTGTATAATATTAGTATATCTTATGCAAGCAAATGACTTAGACTATTGCCTAGGTCATTTCTTTTTAGTATATTTGCACAAATTAAATAGAGGAGTATATGAAGAAGTTTATTATTGGATTGATAGTACTATTAGTATGTTTACTTATCTATATGGTACATCAGAATAGAACATTGACTGCTAAATATGAGACCTCTATTGAGAATATAAAGGCTTATGATTCACAATTAAGTGGTCTCAATAATAGCAATAAGGTATTCAAATTAACTATAGATCAACTTAACTACTTTAAAGACTCTATACTTATCAAGATGAATGAAGTAAGGAAGGAGTTAAATATTAAAGATAGCAAGATTAAACAAATGCAATATCAACTATCTCATGTTGAGAAGCCTGATAGTATTATATTAAAAGACACTGTATTTGTAGAATCCTTCAAGTTAGATACTATTATTGGAGATGAGTGGGCTAATACTCATTTAATTATGAAGTATCCTAACTACATTAAGTTCACTCCTAAGTTTAAGTTAGAGAGTTTCTTATTTGTAGAATCTAAGAAAGAAACTGTGAATCCACCTAAGAAGTTTTTCTTATTTAGATGGTTTCAAAAGCGACACACAGTACTAAATGTAACTGTAAAGGAAAATAATCCCTATGTAGAAACTGATGAACAGAAATTTGTTGAAATTATAAAATAAAGTAATATGGATACTGTACAAATTATAAGTTTAGTACTAGGGTCCAACTTAGTTAATAGTATAGTTACTTGGGCATTATCTAGAAGAAAGAATAATGCAGAAGTTAATAAAACTAATGCAGAAGTTGATAGCACCCAATTAGATAACTTAGTTAAACAACTGGAGTTCTATAAGAAGTTAGTTACAGACTATGCACACCAGCTAGATGAATACATTCAAATAAGTGAGGAAAATAGATTAGAGCTTATGAGGCTAAGAAAAGTTGTTAGCAAGATAGTAAACGATGTTTGCTTAGCCAAGGGATGTAGTAAAAGAGTATATATGGATGATAAAGCAGTTGAAGAGCTAATAGAAGGAGTTAGAGAAGAAGTAAAAACTAAATTAGATAATAATGAAAAGACTAATAAGTTATAATGTATTTGAAGGAGACCCTAACTTAATTGCAGAAGGTCAGATTCTAGTGATTAGAGACAGCAGTGCTGTAGATAGAATTGCTGATGTACAGCAAAGAATTAATGGTAATATGGTATCATTAATTACAGATAAAGTAACCTTTGCTATAACACCAACTCCAACAGATGCCTCTGTTAGTATTAATGGAGTTGTAGGTACTAGCATTAAGACTTACAAGGGTGCTACAGTAAATTGGGTAGTATCTAAATCAGGTTATAAAACTCAAAGAGGTACTGAAGTAGTTACAACTAATACTACTAAGGCTATCACACTTGAAGCTAATCCTAACTAATATGAAAGTTAAAGTAAAAAGAACATATAAAGGGCCTTTATACTCTATAGGTAAGATGTATGTTAATGATACTTATCTATGTGATACACTAGAAGACAAGGACAGAGGATTAACTAGTCAAATGTCACTTGAAGAGATTAAGGCTAAGAAGGTATATGGAGAGACAGCAATACCTACAGGTGTTTATAAGTTAAACATGAACACAGTAAGTCCTAAATTCAAAGATAGATCATGGGCTATACCTTATAAGGGTATTCTTCCTAGACTAGAGAATGTTAAAGGCTTTGAAGGTGTACTCATACATGTGGGAAACAAACCACAGGAGACCCTTGGGTGTGTACTTGTTGGAGAAAACAAAGTCAAAGGTCAGGTTATTAATAGTACAGCATCATTCAATAAGCTAATGAAGCTGCTATTACAAGCTAATATAGATGGAGAAGACATTGAGTTAACAGTGGAATAAAAGTAGATTAAAGGGTGTGGTTATTATTAACTAACACCCTTTTATTTTGATACTTTGTTAAGTGTTTTACTTATAGTAAGACTACTGTTAGACTTATGCTATTGTGTATATGAAATATTTTTCAGAACTTTGCATAGTTTAATTAATGGAGAAGAGTATTATGGAAGGATTAGACATGAGTAATATCCTGTCACCAGATGAGGTTGATAACCTATTTACTGATGATGGGGGTGAAGAAACACAGGTTATTCCACCTGAAAAACAGGAAGAAGATAAAGATAATAAAACAACTACTGAGATTCCTGAAGTAGACCCTGAAAGTCTATTTGATGAATCAGAGAGCGTAGGTAGTGAGAAAGTAGATACTAAAGGCAAAGAGAGTACCTCTTCTAAAGAGACTGGTGCTTCTCCCAAAACTAACTTCTACTCTTCCATTGCCAGTGCTTTGAAAGAAGAAGGTATTCTCTCAGACCTTGATGATGAGACTTTAAGTAAGATTGAAAGTCCTGAAGACTTTGCTGAAGCTATGGAAGCTCAACTTAAAGCTCAATTTGATGAAAGACAAAAGAGGATAGATGAAGCACTTCAAGTGGGTATAGAACCTAATGAAGTTAGAAAGTATGAAGGAACAATCAGTTACCTTAATACTATCACAGAAGATGCTATCATTGATGAATCTGCTGAAGGTGAAAAACTGAGAAAACAACTTATCTTTCAAGATTTCCTTAATAGAGGATTCAGCAAAGAAAGAGCACAAAGAGAGACTCAAAAGTCTATTAGTTCAGGCTCTGATGTTGAAGATGCAAAGGAAGCACTAGCAAGTAATAAAGAGTACTTTAAGCAAGAATATGATAATATTATTGCTGAAGCTAGAGAGGCAGAAGAAGCTGAAAAAGCTAGACTTAAGAAAGAGGCAGCAGACTTGAAGAAGGCTATCTTAGAAGATAAGGAAGTCTTTGAAGGGTTAGAGTTGGATAAAACTACAAGAGAGAAAGTTTACAACTCTATTAGTAAGCCTGTCTATAGAGACCCAGAAACTGGTGAGTATCTAACAGCAGTCCAAAAGTATGAAAGAGATAATAGACCAGACTTCTTAAAGAAGTTGGGAGTACTCTTTACATTAACTGATGGCTTTACAAACTTAGATAAGTTGGTTAAACCAGCTGCTAAAAAGCAAGTTAGAAAGAGCCTAAGAGAACTGGAACACACTATCAACACTACTAGAAGAAATACAGATGGAAGTCTTAATTTCATGTCAGGTGTAAGTGATGACTCAGAATCAAAGGTTTCAGACTACGATATTGATGTGTAAATGAGATTGATTAATTTATAAATGTTTAAGACATGGCTGGAAAATTAAGTAAATTCCAAATGATTGGTTTTCAACACTGGAAAGGGTTGACTACTGAGAATCACTTAGGTGCTATATTTCAACGTGCACCACAAAAGGCAACTAATCTTATGGTTCAGTTGCTAGCTTTCCATAGAGGAAAGACACTTGATACATTCCTTAATTCATTCCCTACTAAGGTATTTGACGATGATAGTGAGTACTACTGGGATGTTATTGGTTCTTCAAGAAGAAATATTCCTCTGGTAGAAGCTAGAGATGAAAATGGTACTGTTATTACATCAGCTACTGTAGGTAATGTTGGTGTTGGAGGTGCTCCTTTCTATCTTGTATTCCCTGAAGACTGGTTTGCAGATGGTGAAGTAATTGTAGGTAATCTGAATCAAGTATATCCTCAGAGAATTCTTGGTGATGGTAGACCTGAAGGTACTAACTGTGTGTATAAGGTAGAACTTATGGGTGGTAACAGCAAGGGTATTCCTGTAGAAAGATTACTTGCTGGTGAAAGATACTCAGTAGAGTTTGCTCCTGTTGAAAGAGAACTCTCTAGAAAGGTTGGTGATGTTAGATTCACTAGTCCTGTTTCTATGAGAAATGAGTGGACTACTATTAGAATCCAACACAAGGAACCAGGTTCTAATCTTGATAGAAAGCTTGCTATGGGTATTCCTATGGTACGTAGAGATGAATCAGGTAGACAAGTTAAGGACACTGCAAATAAGTGGATGCACTATGTTGAGTGGGAAGTTGAATGCCAGTTCTCTGAATATAAGAACAATGCAATGGCTTTTGGTACTTCTAACAGAAATATCAATGGTGAATACATGAACTTTGGTAAGTCTGGTAATGTAATTAAGACTGGTGCTGGTATCTTTGAACAGACAGAAGTAGCTAATACTATGTATTACAATGATACTAATGGCTTAATGAAGTTGTTACTGGATGCATTGTATGAACTGTCTGCTGGTAAGTTAGGCTTTGGTGATAGAAAGTTCATCATAAAGACTGGTGAAAGAGGTGCATTAATCTTTAATAGAGAAGCTAAGAAGACTACTTCTGGTTGGATGCCTATTATCTCAACTCAGAATCCTCCTATCTACTCTAAGGTTGCTAGTAACTTTGCACAGAATGCAATTGCAGTAACTGACTATCAGGTAACTGAATGGAGAGCACCTAATGGTGTAATGGTTACTCTTGATGTTGACCCATTCTATGATGATCCTGTAAGAAATAAGATTCTGCATCCTGAAGGTGGTGTAGCTTTCTCTTATAGATTTGATATTTGGTACATTGGTACTATGGACCAACCTAATATTCAGAAGTGTGCTATCAAGGGTCAAACTGAATTTAGAGGTTATCAATGGGGATTCAGAAATCCTTATACTGGACAGATGGGTAATCCTAATATGTCTTATGATGAGGATTCAGCTGTAATTCACAGAATGGCAACTTTGGGTACATTAGTATTAGACCCAACTAGAACAATGTCACTTATTCCTGCAATCCTGCAAGGATAATAATACTAAAAAGGAGGATTAACACTCCTCCTTTTTTTCTTTTTTTAAATACTAAATGGAGAAGTAAATATGGCAAGTAAGAGAGTAGAAGAAGAAGAACTTGACTTAGAAACTATTAATAGTGAAACAACTATAGTACCTCAGATACCTGAGGAAGTTGAGGAACAACTACCTGTAAGAAGAGGTAGAAGTAATAAAGAGGCAGTTATCAATGAACCAATTAATTGTCTTAGGAATGAAAGAGTTATAGTAAGATATGTACCCAAAGAAAGTGGTATTGTGACTAACCCAAAGCATATTCTGTATGGAGGTATGGCTGAAAATGCAGTTAAGTATTTTACAGTTCCTCAATTAGAATCTGGTAAGTTAGTTAATATTCTTACTGATGATGAGAAAGAATTCCTTGAAGACATAATGGGTCTTGAATTTAATGCTCTTTCAATTTATAAGAAAGAAAACAATTATTGGTCTAATAAACAAGTTAGATTATTGAAACAAGATAATATACTTGATCTATCAGACCCTGAGCAATATATCAAATATAAGATATTATTGGCTAATAAAGATGAGATTGCTCCTTCACTTCAAGCATTACAAGATATGCCTAAGGCTACATATAAGTATGTAATTATCAAAGAAGGTGAAGAAACTTCAAATGCTAGACAGGAAATGTCAGCTACAATGCAAGCTTATATGGAATATGGTAAGTATGAAAAGGATGCAGATACTCTTAGAACTATCATTGAAACTATTGATGGTAGACCATTAGCCCTTAATACTAAGATTGAGTTCTTGCAAACTAAGATTAATAAACTCATTCAGGCTGATGCTAAGTTGTTCTTAAAGGTTATCACAGACCCTCTGTTATCTACTAAGGTACTTATCAAGAGAGCAGTTGAAGGTGGACTTATTGCTAATAGAGGAGGCTTCTTCTATTTAAGAGAAGATAATAGTCCTTTATGCAGTAATAAAGAAGACCCAACCTTTAATATGGCAGCTAAGTTCTTAGCTTCACCTAAGAACCAAGCTCTGAAGTTTTCTATTGAAGCTAAGCTAAAAGCTGAGTAGTGAAAAATTGGACAGTCTATGAACATATATCACCATCAGGTAAAGTCTATATAGGTATTACATCTGCTAAATATATATCTCAGAGGTTTCACAGAGGTCTTAACTATAAGAGTTGTAAGAAGTTCTACTGTGCTATCTTAAAATATGGTTGGGATAACTTTCAACATAATATTATAGCTTCAAACTTAGGTGAAATGACAGCTAAGAATATGGAGAAGGATTTAATTAAATTCTATAAGGAACAAGGTAAATCCTATAATATAACTGATGGTGGTGATGGGGCTGTTGGAATAAAATGGACCTCTGATATTAGGCTTAAGATGTATAATGTACACTTTGGAAGAAGAAATTCAATAGAGACTAAATTAAGAATGAGTAACTCAGCTAAAAGAGTTATACATACTAAAGAGTGGGCTAATAAAATTTCCGCTTCCAAGAAATCTAAAAATAATCACTTGAGTAATGAGCACAAGGAATTATTAAGTAGAATACATAAGGGAAAACCTGCATCTGACAAGGCTATATCTAAAGCTATAGAAGTGAATAGTAAGATATTATTTTTGGTAGATTCTACAAATAGAGTTGTTAAAACATATAAGTCACAAGTTACAGCTTCTGTAGATTTGAATGTCTCTCAGTGGAAAATAAGTGTGTACAAAGATACTGATAAAGAGATTATTAAGGGGTGTAAACTAGTAACTAAACTGAAAGAATAATGAATGTAACAGAATTCTTTGATAGGTTTAATGTCCTATACAATAACATAGATTCTAATGCTGCTCCAGGCTTAAATGGTTATGAGATTAGTGTTTGTTTAACAAAAGGTCAAGAAGAGATTATAAAGAATCACTTTAACCCTCAAGGTAATAAGTACCAAGAGGGTTTCAGTGACTCACCTAAAAGAGATGCAGACTTTAAGAATTTGATTAAGACATCAGCAACTCCCCAACTTATACCACTAGACCCAGTGTATAGGTTAGATAGTAGAAGTGTTGTATTTAAGATTCCTGATGATGCATTCATACTTTTAAATGAGCAGTTTCATACTGATTTTATGAAGTACTCTCCTTTAATGCCTAAATATCTCACACCTGCTGAATTTAATGCTGCATTAAAGAAACCCTTCAAGTATCCTCCAAAAGCTGAAGCTTGGGTGATACAAGGTAATCATACTGAAGTTGGAGGTACAATTGAAGTATTATCAAATCCTCCTGCACAAACAGTAACATTTAGATATATAAAAAGACCTGCTCCTATTATAGTAGAAGACCTTACTCTGTATGGTACATCTATTAATGGAGTTAGTACAGTTTCTGAATGTGAATTAGATTCAAGCATACATGAAGAAATACTTCAAAGAGCTGTAGAGATAGCTAAGGCTGCTTATACAGGAGATGTAAATACTAGTATTCAAATGGGTCAAAGATCAGAATAGTTATGAATAGATTTGAGATGAGTAATGAGATGGATGTTCTTCTTAGTGCTTATACACTAGATGTAGCTATTGTACTTGATGAATATGAGAAGTCTGTATATCTAACTAAAGCTCAAGAGGATATTGTATTAGAGATATATAATGGTAGAAACAACCTTGGTATTTCATTTGAATCTAATGAAGAAGCTAGGAGATTCCTAGTTGAAGCAGTTAAAGAGTTTAATAATGAAATAGCTACTCCTGCAAAGGAGGCTAATATTACATTACCTCTTGATGTATGGTTTATAACCTATGAAGAATGTATTCTAAGTGACACTACATTAGGGTGTAAAGATGGTAAGATTGCCTTAATAACTCCTGTTAGACAGGATGAGTTATATAAGGTATTAAAGAATCCATTTAAAGGACCCTCAGATAATAGAGTACTTAGAATAGATATTAATGATTCTATCAGGCTAATATCTAAATATAACATGAGTAAGTACCACTGTTTCTATCTAAGTAAACCAACTCCTATCATATTAGTTGATATAGGAGACTTAGAGATTGGTGGATATTCTACTGCTATGGATTGTATGTTAGATGATAGCTTACATAATATGATAGTAGAGAGAGCTGTTAGATTAGCTCTTTCAAGTAAAGCACAATATGCAAGTAAAGAGAATAATCAATAGCTTATTAATAAGCACAATGTTTAATTAAACTTTGAATTAAAAATGGCAACATTTTCAGTAAATCAAGTAAGACATTTATATGTCGCAAAAAGTCTGAAGACTGCAATAGCTCAGTTAACAACTGCTGGTGATATTCTGCCTAAGGCAGATACAGCTAAGACTACTCTGTATTTCCAGTATTATAGCCCAGCTGGTCTTGTTGAATCTAGTGATAAGATTCATATTCCTAATGTGACTTATGCAAAGGCTACTTCTTCTGAAGCTCTGGCTAAGAAGTTAGATAGATACCAAGTAGTTTTGGATGCTAATATCAATGGTGGTGCTCCTGTAGCTGGTCAAGATTATATCTTGAGACTTGCTTTCAGACAGTATGTAGGTTTATCTCCTGAAGACCAATATTGGAAATATGGTATGGTACATGCAGTTAGTGGCATGTCAGCATCAGATTTCTACAAGGCTTTAGCTTTGTCTTTAGGCAAGAACTTAGCAAGAGAAGCTACTCCATTAGTAACAATCTATTTAGTATCAGGTGCTTCTGGTAGTGAAGCTTATACTAAGGTAGATATTGATACAGACCCTGCAACTCTAACTGGTACTTATACTGGTATTCAGATTGAACAAGTAGCTCAAGACTGGATTCTTGGTGTAATGCCTCAGGGCTATATTCCTTTTGCAGTTCAACCTACTAATATTACCTTTGAAGGTGATGAAAGAATCTGGGGTACAGTTACTACATTAACTCCTATTAATTCTGTACAGAATGGTCATGATATTGCAGACCTTGAATACTTCACAATGGGTGCTAGAGGTGACTTGTACAGAAATATGGGATGGCCCAATGTTATTCATACTACTTATTTGGTAGACCCAACTCAGAAGTATGATGTATTGGATATCAATTACTACTGGGCTGGTGGTGCAGAAGATGTACAGAAGTCTCCTAGAACACTGACATTAGTAGCTGTGGATGATGGCAGTCACACTACAATGAATGCTCTCATTGATGCAATCAATACTGCAAGTGGTTTGACTATTGCTACTCTGTAAACTGAGTTAACAATTATAAAGAGCATAGATTAAAAACTATGCTCTTTTTTTATCACTAATAATTAAGATCATGATACACTTCAATGAACTTCGTATAACCTCTGATGGTAAGTATCTTATTATAGATGCTTCTGTAGATAGTCAGGACTTCTATAATGATGTACTATTGGATAGTGTAGTTATAGATACACAAGATACATACATTCTTAATGGTCCTAGTAGTAATCCTGTTTACACTTATACTGTAGGTGATAACTATGATTTAACTTACTCTATACCTGAACAATGTAATTGTAATCCTGTTCTTGAAGAAGAGGATCAATCATATTGCTTTGCTTATGGTTCCTATGAAAAGAAGAATGTAAGACTAGTACTACAAGCAGGAGATATGAACCTAAGTACTCTTAATGATACTATGTTCTTTGTGTATGTAATTACTACAGGGGAACCATCAGCTGATGCACCTGAGAGTACTATTAGTCCTCAAATAATGGGTACTGTGACTAACTTATATCCATACTATCAAAGTATGATGAAGTCAGTTAAAGAGTTAATTAATGAGTGCAAGATACCTAAGAACTTTATTGATTTTTCATTAAGGTTGAAAGCACTTGAGTTATGTATAAGAACTGGTAATTATCCTCAGGCTATTGTCTATTGGAATAAGTTCTTCAAAGGCAAGATGTCTAAACCAGTAGTAACTAATTGTAGCTGTTATGCATGAAATAGATAATGTATCCTATGATGCTATTTACAGATACTTTAATGCTTTATCAAAGTTTGGTTATAAAAGCTATGGTGATGTAGGGAAGTTAATAGCATTACTTACACTAGATGAGATGCTTCATGTATTTAATGAATACATAGATGAAGATGATTTCAGAGCTATAATAAATGCTATCTATTGTTTAAGTGGAACTACTTGTCTTATAAGATATCCAGAATTTGTTAATCATGATAGTCTTACACATAAGACTAAGATAGGATTTACTACTAGAATAACTGAAGATAATGTTATCAGGGATACTGAAGACTATAGACTTAGGATAGAAGTATAACACTTATAGCCAGTAAATAAAACCAGTAAAGACCTTGTGTATGTGAGTTTAATTACTTACCTTTGCACAAGGTCTTAATTGTATAATTAAATATGTAATAATATGACATGGAGAGAAATTATATACATGTGCTCTGATGAATTAAAGCTTTCTAGTGATGATTCCTACTATACTGAGGATCACTTAAAGTTCTTAATCAGTAAGTACAGAAGTTTCATCTTGAAGCAGCGTTACTCGGATTTAAAGAAGTTTATACCTGAGAGTAACTTTAGTACTATATGCCTTGACTTAATGGAAGTACCTGCAATCTCTGGTGAGCCATGTGAGGGTGGAGTGTATCTTAGAACTACAAAGAAAGTTCCTTTTATGATGGGCATTAAGCAGCCTAGAGTATATCCAGTAGACTATTATCAAGGTGAGATTACCTATATTTCAAGAGATAGAATGAAATATGTAGGATTTAACAAATACCTTAGTAATATCATATATTGCTCTTTAGCCCCTGATAACTACATCTACTTCAAGTCTAGTAATCCTCAGTACTTATACCTTGAAAAGGTTAGAATAACTGCACTATTCTCTGATGCAGAAGAAACTTTTGGATTACAATGTGATGAAGATGGTCAAATATGTGAGTTACTTGACTCTGACTTTCCTTTGGAATCTGCATTAGTTCCACCATTAGTAGAGCTTGTAGTTAAAGAGTTAAGAGGTCCTGAATATTCTCCTGAAGATAAGGTAAATGATGCTAATGATAATTTGTCCAATGTAAGTACTAAGTAATGGAAAGTTATGAAAGTTTTAGAAGTAAACTACTAAAGTTAGATAAGCCTAGAGTTCATAAGATTAGAGGTTCACTTGGTATTTATGATGGATATAAGTACTATAGAAAGAACAAACCTTCTGACCCTAAATATATATTAACTGAGTCTCAGTACTTTGCTATCACTAGAAGAGTTAATAACTTATTAGCTGATAATCTAATCAAAGGTGAAGAAATTAACTTTCCTCATAGGATGGGTAGATTAGAAATTAGAAAGGCTGCTGGTGAAGTTAGGTTAAATGCTAATGGTGAACTTGTAACTAATCTACCTATTGATTGGGATAGAACACTTAAATTATGGTATGATGATGAAGAGTCTTATAATAATAAGACCTTAGTTAGAGTTGAGGAAAGAGAGATATTTAAAATATACTATAATAGAGGTCAAGCTAACTATAGTAATAAGTCTTTCTTTGAGTTTAGTGTGAATAGAGAGCTAAAGAAAAGACTTAAAGAGAAGATTAAAGAAGGTAAGATTGAAGCTATGTACTTAGATAAAAATAAAAGATACTATGGTAAATAATGTAACATATACAAATATAAGAGAAATAGCTAGTAGATTAATGAGACATCCTTTAATGGTTGATTTAACTCTTGAATCTATTATACAGTACACTGTAGATTTCATCGGCAGAATGGGATTGCCACCTATTTACTATGATAAGGTTGAAACTGTAGAAATTAAGAACTATAGAGCAAAACTTCCATGTGATCTAATAGCTATTAGACAAGTGAAAGATGCTAAGAATAACACTTCTCTTAGGGCTACTACTGATACCTTTCATCTAATACATGATGATAAGAGATTCCTTGAAAGGCAAGAAGGAACCTTTAAGGTTCAAGGTAATATCATATATACTTCATTTAAGGAAGGTCATCTAGTTATTGCTTATAGAGCTATTCCAGTAGATGATGAAGGATTGCCTTTAATTCCTGATAACTCAGTATTTCTTAAAGCACTAGAGTTATTCATTAAGAAAGAATGGTTTACTATTCTATTTGATATGGGTAAAATAGCTCCAGCAGTATTACAGAATGTACAACAGGAATATGCTTGGTCAGCTGGACAATGTAATATGGAATTTACATTACCATCAGTATCTGAAATGGAGGCAATTAGTAACATATTAAATCAAATGATACCAAGAACTAATGAATTTAGAAAAGGATTTAAACCACTTGGTAACAAGGAATTTATAAAATCACACGGATAATGGCAATGAAAATTTCTCAACACGTAATCCAAGGCATGAGTAGGGATACTACTGTTAGTAAGTTTAACCCTAAATATGCCTTTGATGCTTTGAACATAAGAATAACTGCAAGAGATAATAATACTCTTCTTTCAGTTACTAATGAGAAAGGTAATAAAGAAGTGCCTTCTAATCATGAAATAGTAGGTACTTACTTAGGTAGCTGTATTCTTAATAATACTCTTATTATATTTGCTAAGGATTCTATAGCAGATAGAATATATAAGTTTATCTATGAGGATGGGAAATTCACTTCCTCAGTTCTTTTTATGGGACAGCTTAACCTTGATGTAGAGCATCCTGTAGAAACCTTAGGTATATATGAGAATGAAGATATACAGAAAGTCTACTGGATAGATGGTATTAATCAGGCTAGAGTGTTGAATATAACTAAAGATGTGTATATCAATGCAGATGAATTTGACTTTATAGGAACTATACATACTAATGCCACAATTAATGTAGATAAGGTAAATAGTAATGGTACTTTTAGTCAAGGTGTTATTCAATATGCATTTAGTTACTATAATAAATATGGTAAGGAAACTAATATATTTAGCACTTCTCCTCTTCTCTATATCTCACATAAAGATAGAGGAGCTTCTCCTGAAGACACTGTAGCCTGTTCATTTAATATACAGCTTAACAATCTTGACACATCTTATGATTATGTAAGAATATATTCTATACATAGAACATCTATAGATGCTACTCCTCAAGTAAAGGTAGTTGCTGACTTAGTTACTACAACTCAGTTATATGTAGATACTGGTACTACTGGAGAAAGTGTGGACCCTACTATTCTTTTATATGTAGGTGGTGAAGAAATAGCCCCTTATACTATGGAACAAAAGGATAATACTTTATTCTTAGGTAACTATACTATTAAGAGAGAGTTAATTTCTACTGACTTACAGTATCAAATTAAGAAGAATGCTAGTGTAACCTTCTTCAAGAGAACTCTTACTGATGTATCAGATTTAGGAGATATGTACAGAGCTAATTATCAGCTTAATTATAACTCTAATCAGATTAAGGGATTTCAAAAAGGTGAAGTATATAGAGTAGGTATTCAGTTTCAAGATACCAAAGGTAAATGGAGTGAGGTAGTATTTGTAGGAGACTATGAATGTACTGAAAGAAATGAGAGTCATAATTCTCTAAATCAGTTTATACTTTATGCATCTGCAATTAATGTTACAGTCAATGATGTAGCTACTGTGCAAGCTATTAAAGACCTAGGATATATTAAAGCTAGAGGAGTAGTATGTTTTCCAGACTTTAATGATAGAAATGTCATCTGTCAAGGTATATTATGTCCTACTGTAGCTAACTATAAAGATAGATTAGATAATAGTCCATTTGCACAGTCATCATGGTTTACAAGACCTTTTATGCCTGATGATTCATGGGTTAATGAATATGGAACTATGGCACATGATTGCAGTAAAGGTGAAGTACCTTACTTCTATCACAATGGTCCCATAGGCTCAGCATCAGTAAATGACTTAACTAGAAGTGAAATACAGACAGCATTAGGTGTAGTTCCTTATATTCCTACAGGCACAGACCCAGGTGAATATACTGATAAAAGTATGTCTGAATTCCTTGTGGACCATAACATAGTTACCATGCATTCACCTGAAGTGGAGTTTAATGATAACCTACAGAACTTAGTTAATGCTGACTATAAGTTGAGAATTATAGGTGCAGTAGCACTTAATAATACATTAAGCGATATTAGTTTAACCACTTCTACACCTTCATTAGCACCTAAAGCTCTTGGATTCTATAAGGGTAAAGTATGTAATACTAGAATGTGGAACTACTCTGTTACTGGTGAAGGTGGTAGACAAATCTCTTCAGGTTTATTTTGGGCAGACAGTTTAAAATATACTACCTTTACACCTTTAGTATTAGGTCAAAGACTATGGATGATTTATCCTTGGCATAGAAATGGTTCACTGATTAATGCTGGTGTTCCTACAGATGGAAACACAAGACCAGCAGCACTTGGTAGAAAGGTTATTAGTAACTTGAAATTCTCTGCTGATAATATATATCTTGATACTCCTTGGACTGATGATTCTGGTGAATATACTGGTATTACTCCAGTTAATTCATGGACTGCTGGGATGGTTAGAATAAAGGCTCCTCTTAATTCAGGATTACAGGATTTAAACTATTATGCAGATATAGATAAAGTATTACCTTTTAATAGAAGTAATACAGTATCTTCTGATTATGAGAATGGTTATCCTATATATACATCATCAAGTGCTATATCTAATGGTAGTATAGCTCCTATATTCAATGCTGCTAATGATAATGTAATATCTGTAAATACATTAGATTCTTCAATAATTGATATAGAAGATGAAGATAAATATGGCACTGAGCCTGTTAGTATGAAGTATAAATCAAATCCCCATTTAGTATTTGCATTTAATTATACTGCATCTGGTAAACAGTCTGTTCTTCCTAAGAATAATACTTGTACTTCAATACTACAGAATAGTCCCACTACTAAACCATTTTGGAATGCAAATGCTCCTGCTGGTGATACTGTATATCAAGGTAATATTACTTACACTGATAGTCAAGACAGAGCTATACTATGGTTAGCTGAATTATATAGAGACAATGTAGTTAATAGATTTGGTGGTGATACTCCTGAGGCTATACTTAATAATACATTCTTGCCAGCAGGTGATGCTGTATTAATAGGTGATAACATTGATATAAACTGTACAGAAGGAGATACTTATATACAGAGATATGACTGTTTAAGAACCTTTGCTTCAACTAGTGAAGATCAAAACAGCATTGTAGATATAGTATCATTTATGTGTGAGACTAGAATTAATATAGATGGAAGGTATGATAGAAACAGAGGATTAGTTAATAATTTAAATATGAGTCCAACAAACTTCAATCTATTTAATCCTGTATATTCTCAGTCTAATAATTACTTTACTTTCAGAACAATTGATTATGAGAGATACAGTAATAGTTTATTCCCTAATTCATTGACATGGACTAAAGAGAAGACCTTAGGTGAGGATATTGATACGTGGACTAATATTACATTAGCTTCAAATCTTACATTAGATGGTGATAGAGGCAATCTTAACTTACTCAAGAAGATAGGCAATGACATCTTTGCATTTCAAGATAAGGGTATTTCAAGAGTACTGTTTAATAGTACAGTACAGGTTAATACTAATGATGGAATACCTATTGAAATAGCTAATAGTGGTAAAGTTGATGGTAAGAGATATGTAACTCTAACTAATGGATTACAGAATAAATGGGCATCTTATTTAAGTCCTAGTGGTTTATATTTCATAGATAACTTTACTAATGACTTGATGTTATTTAATGGAGAATCATTAAAGAGTTTATCCTCAGAGAAAGGATATAGAACCTTTATTAATAAGTACAACTCTACTGATATATGGAATGCAAGAGACTTCTCAAACTTCATTATACAGAGAGATAGTACTAATGATGAGATTTATTATATCCATAAGGACTTTGCTCTATGCTATTCAGAATTACTTCAAGAGTTTGTATCATTCTTTAGTTATGATTCAGTTCCTCTTATGTTCAATATGGATGGTAAGTTCTTTAGTTTAAAGAATGGAATTATCTGGGAACATGAGGCAGGAGACTATAATAGTTTCTATGGTGTAACCAAACCATATTATATTACTGTTATAGATAATAGTGATGAACCTTATGATAAGATATATAATACTCTTGAATTTAGAGCTGATACTTGGGATGGTGATACACTACTTAATAATGTAACATTTGATACCTTAGATGTGTGGAATGAATATCAGCATGGTACTTTAAATCTTACTACTACATTAGGTCAACCTTCACCTTTAAAGAAGAAGTTTAGAGTGTGGAGAGCTAATATACCAAGAGATAACAGTAACAAGTTGAATAGAATTAGAAATACTTGGGTATATGTTAAATTAGCAATGAATGACCCTAAAACTTATAGAACTGAGTTTCATGATATGATATTACATTACTTTGTATAATATTAGTAAGGCTGGCTAACCTAAGTGTGTAGTCAGCCTTTACTTTTTCACTTAAAGTATTGGTAGTGTCAATAACTTTACTTATATTTGCAACAAATTAATTATGCTATGGCTAAAAGGAAAATTATAAGAAGACAAAATAAACCATATACATTTGCAATAGGAGGTGCATTAGCTAATGCAGGAGCCACTGCTGTTAGTGGACTTATTAATCCATCAGGCAATAGTACTGGTGTAGGTAATGCTATGCAAACTATTGGTAGTGTAGCTTCAAATATTCCTGGAGTAGGAGGACTTATAGGTGCTGGAGTAAATATGTTGGGAGGTGTGGTTAATGCTGCCTTTGGAAGTAAAATCAATGAAGAGTTTGTTGATGATACTGAAGCTTCAGCTAAACAACAATCAGGCTATGTTTCTGGTGCTTCAACTAATGATCAGTTACTTAGTGACTGGTCTAATTTTAATAACTTAGCTAATGTAACTAAATCACAAGTTGGCTCAGATGGATGGTTTAGTAGTAAAGCTAAGAGGGAAACCAGAAGACTAAATAAAGAAATAGACAATGCTAATCTAAGAGCACAGAAATCATTAGTAAATACAGCAGGTAATATAGATGCAGCCAGTGATAGTGCATTACTAGCTAACTATGCCGCTGATGGTGGATTATTACTCACAGGAGATGCTATTGACTATAATTTCATTAATGAACAATTATATAATAAGAGACTAGAAGCTATGAGTAAGAATAAACTAACATCTATGCCTAACTCATTTGAAGTTCCACAGTATGGTATAGATTATTTTGCAGATGGAGGTAACTTATCAAGAGATAAAGATTATGGCTCTAAGAAGAAACCCTATCCTATGGTTCCTTCTAGTGACTTTGCAGGTCCACATAGAAGTTACCCTATTCCAACTAAAGCTAATGCTAGAGATGCACTTAGATTAGCTGGACTTCATGGTAATTCTAGTGTAAGAGCTAAAGTATTGGCTAAATATCCTTCATTAAGAAAGGAAGATGGTGGTATGCTATTTGCTGAAGGTGGAGGTATTCATATTAAGAAAAAGAATAAAGGTAAATTTACTGACTATTGTGGTGGTAAAGTTACTGCTGAATGTATAGCAAGAGGTTGGGCTAAAGCTAATGGTGGTTATATGGACTATAATTATGATGAAACCTTTGCACCAACAGGTACTTTATTTCAAGGAGCTTGGGATTCATTAACCACACATCCAGATGCTTTGACTCATGGTGGAGTATTTAGTGATGGGGTTACTGTAGTAGGTGAAGGTGGTTCTCATGAAGAGAATCCTCTAAGTGGAGTACCTATGGGATTAGCTCCTGATGGTCAACCTAATTTAGTTGAAGAAGGTGAAGTTGTATTCAATGACTATGTATTTAGTAATAGATTACATCCTACTGAAAAGATGCTTAAACAGTACAACATCCCACTAAAATATAAAGACCATACCTTTGCTAGTATAGCTGAGAAGTTTAATAAAGAACCTAAAGAAAGACCTAATGATCCTATAGCTAAGAGAGGATTACTTGCTAATATGGGTAAACTAATGCAAGCTCAAGAAGAAGTCAGAGCTAAGAAAGAAGCTAGACAAGGTACTCAATTTGCATTAGGTGGATTTACAAATGCAAATGATGATACTCTGTTATATGGTGACCCATTTACTTATAATGATTTTTTAGGTAGTCAAGGTAGTATATCTAACCCTAATGATAACTCACCTTCAAGTGATGAAGATGGTTTTGGTGCTTCATGGTTAAGATATGCACCTGTTGTAGGTTCTGGTATCAGTGCTTTAGCTAGTTTAAGAGACAAGCCTAACTATGCAGGTGCTAATGCTATAGGCAATGCAGTAGCTAATATGTCTCCTATTACAGCAACTCCAATAGGTAATAAGCTAAGATATACTCCATTAGATAGAGAGTTCTACCTTAATAGATTAGATGCTAGTGCTGGAGCTACTAGAAGAGCTGTTAATAATAATGCAGGAGGTAATAGAGGTACTGCAATGGCAGGTATCTTAGCTGCTGATTATAATTATGGTCAGAACTTAAGCAACTTTGCTAGACAAGCTGAAGAATATAACCAAGCTCAAAAGGAAAGAGTTGAAGGATTTAATAGACAAACTGATATGTTTAATAGTGAAGCAGGATTAAAAGCTGCTACAGCTACTCAAGGTGTTAAGGAGGCTCAACTTAGAGGTATTATTGAAGAGTACAACATGAGAAATGCTGAAAGAAATAGAGTTAGTGCTAATAGATCAGCTAATCTAACAGGATTCTTTGATAACTTAGGTGAGGTTGGTAGAGAAGAATTTATTCGTAATCAAATTCAAAGTAACCCTGCATACAATTACAATCTTACTAGAAGTGGTAAAGTAAAGTATAAAGGTAATAAGAAGGGAGGTAAGAATGGCTAGTCTAGTAATTGGATCAAAGTTTAGACCATTCTCTTATTCTGAGATGTTAGCCCCAATTGAAGCAGCTACTACTGAACATAGAGCTATTGAAGAGGGTTTAGGTGAGATGTCAGCTAAAGCTGGTATGTGGGATAAATTAGCTAATCAGCAATCAGACCCTGTAGCTTATGCTCAATATAAAACTTATGCTGATGATTTAACTAAGCAGGCAGACCTTTTAGCTAGACAAGGTTTAACACCAGAGAGTAGAAGAGGTTTGTTAGATATGAAGAGAAGATACAGTAATGAGATTACTCCTATAGAAGTAGCTGCAACTAAGAGAGAAGAATTAACTAAAGCTCAAAGAGAAGCCATTCAAAAGGACCCTTCATTAATGTTTAATATTGACTATGGTACTGCATCTCTTGATGATTTAATTAATAACCCTAATGCTACTTATAATACTATTAGTGGTTCAGAGTTATCTAAGAGAGCTAGTATGATGGCTTCAAACTTAGCTAAGACTATACAGGAGAATCCTCAGTATCAATCAATACTTGGTGGTCAGTATTTCCAGCAAATGCAACAGTTAGGTTATACTCCTCAACAAGTAATGCAGACTATAATGAATGATCCTAATGCACCTAGTGAATTAAAGCAAGTAGCTGATACTGTGTGGCAAGAAGCTGGCTTAGATACTTGGGATCAAGCTACTCAAACTAGAGCTAGAGACTATATCAATGCTGGTTTATATGATGCTATTGGTACTCAGAAGTTTGATACTCAAGGTAATAGAGCATTTATGAGTCCTGCTGAGTCTGCTAGATTAGAGATGGATAGAGAAAGATTTGAATTAGCTAAAGCTCAAGCAGCTAAAGATAAGACTACAATACCTCTTCAAGATGGTTCAACTATTAGAGTTATTGGTGGAGGTAAAGCACTTAGAATATATCCTGATGGTAGAGTTGAGAACTATGTAGGTAATAGTGGTATTGCAGGTGCTGGTGTAAAAGATGCTGCAAAGAGGGGGGACACCCCAATTATTATAGCTAATACCAGAGGTAAATGGAGAACTGGTGAAGAAGGTAAGGATGTAAAAGGTACTTTATTTGGTATGACTAGAAGTGAAGCTGTATCAGGATGGGGTAATTATACTCTTGATAATGTGAAACCTAGTGATATAGTAACCAATTACAATGAAATACCTAAAGGTGCTTTAGATGAAATGCTGAAGACAGCTAAAGAGAAGAATATAGACCTTGATTACTATGATGTGGTTAGGGTTAAAGCTGATAAGAGTAGAGCTGTTGGTGACTATGACTACGTACTGATGCCTAAGCAAAGTACTTCTCAATTACCTATGGCTACTCCTGTTACACCACAAGTAACAGGTAGTATCAATTTTGATGAAAATATGGGATTATAATATGGAAGGATTAAAAGGATTAAAGGGCTTGACACCTGAGGATAGACAGAATTGGGAGAAGAGTTATTCTTCACAGTTGGAAGGACTTACTCCAGACCAAACAGATAGAATGTATAAGAACTTCAAGTTTAAAGAGAAGTTTGGTGATAGACCAGACTATAATACTTTGAAGAGTTATACTCCTGAGCAAAGAGATAGCTTATATAATGGTGAGTTATTTCAAGCTCCTCAGGAAACTGATGAAGAACAACAGAAGGTTGATAGTATTGGCAAAGCATTTCAACAAGGTCAAGACTATCAAACTCAAGCTAATCAGTTAACTGAGTTATATAACAACTGGCCTGCAAGAGGTAGAAAAGCTCTTGATGAATTTGATAAGATAGCTACTGATGTATCTCCTTATTATAAGAGGTACAAAGGTACTGAATATCTTCCATTCTCTGATGAAGATAAGTATAGACTAGCAGCAGAATACAATGCTGCTAAGTCTGCTTATGGTGAACAAGAAGCTAATAATATACTTAGAAGACAGATGCAGAATACTGCATCAGAAAATCAAAGTGTATTTGAGAAAATATGGAATGGCTTTAAAGGTATGGGTGCTCAAACAGCAGGTGCCTTAATTGGTGCTGCTGGTATGGTTAAAGGTGCTGTTGACTATATAGGTGATGAAAGAAATGAGAATATAGATAATGCAGCCCTTGATTTCATGGACCATGTTATAGACAATGATTGGACTAGATATGGTAATGATGTAATGCAATATGGCTCATTGTTTGATGCTAATATTCAAGAAGCTAAGGATAATGGTGGATTATCTACTATACCTATTATAAGAACTACTAAGGAAGAACAAGGAAGTATTCTTGATAACTTACTTAGTGTTAATACTATACCTGAATTAGTTAATCAACAAGGTTTTACTATAGCTTCAATGCTAACTGGTGCAGGTCTTTCATCTATATCCAATAAGGCATTTCAAGGATTAAAAGGTGCAGCTCTTGCAGCTAATAGAGCTAATACACTAAATAATCTTGAGAAAGTCAATGGAGTATTAAGAGGGTTACAACAAGCTCAGCAAAAGGTTAATGCCTTTGTTATTCCTGCAATGGTGGGTACTGTTGAAGGTGTTAGTGAGGGTCTTAACACTAAGATACAATTTCTTGATGATGCTAAGCAAATGGTAGCTGAGAATCAGGCTAAAGTAGTAAATGATGAATTTAATAGAAGACTTCAGAATCCTGAAGAACTTAGTAAACAAGGTTATAACCCCCAATCAAAGGAAGACCTTGAGAGATTATATAAGGAAATATATGACTCTTATGCTCCTCAATATGAGGAATCTATAAAGAAAGCTGAAGCTAATGCAGCTAAGGCAGGTGTATATAATATGGGTCTTAACTCCATGATTAATGGAGCACTTAATATGACTCTTAAAGCTGGTCTTCAAACTCCTTCTGTACAAGAAGCTATGAGAAGAAGTAGATTAGGTAGGTTATTTACACCACAAGACTTTAGAGTAGAGGCAGGTAGAGTTATTCCTAATTATGGTAAAGTTAGTAAGGTACTTAATGTATTACAGGAACCTGCTGGTGAATTTACTGAAGAGTATCTTCAAAGTGTATCTGATGCATTTGCAAGAGGTGGTGCAGAGTATAACTTACAGAACTTCATTGCTAATAAATATAAAGGTGATGGTAAGAATGCAGTAGATGAATCTCTTGCTAATGACTTGTTTGCTGCTAGTAGAGCAGCTGGTGATGCTATGACTGATAAAGAGACTATCTTATCAGGTATCTATGGTGCATTAGCCTCAGGTATGGGTACTCCTACTATTAATAATAGAAGAGGCCCTGCTGTTAGAATGAAAGATGAATCTAAACTTGATTATACTTTAAGAAGGTCCCCTATTGTATATAGAAATCCTATCTATGAAGCTATTCAAGAACAAAGAAGTCTTGGTGAAGAAAGAGCTACTGCTGCTCAAGTAATGACTGATTGGATACAAGACCCTGCTAATAAAGGCAAGTATGATGGTCTGGTTGGTACATTTAACTGGGCTAAGGCTATGGATGAAGCATCAGGTAAAAATGATGAGTTTGAATATAGAAACAGTGAGTTAGGTAAGACTATTAATGATGTTATGATGCTTGAAAAGGTCAGAGGTACTGACTATTATAACTCCTTTATGACTGACTTAACTAATGCAGCTAATGCTGAAGATGGTTCTGAATTAGCTCAATCATTAGTACAGCAATTTAAGAATGCACCTAACAATAGAGATATTCAACAGGATGATTCACAGATACTTGAGACTATAAAGAAGAACTCTAATAAGCTACTTAATACTATGAGTAGAATAGCTGAAGAGTCTGAGAACATTGATAAGATGTTAGGTAATGCTGCTGATGAAGATACTAAGCAAGCACTAATTTATGGTAAGATGAGTGTAGATTCTTGGAGAGAAAGAGCTACACAGTTAGAGGATGAATTATCTAAAGTCCCCATTAACCCTACCACTTCAAGTAATCTTAGTGAAGCACAGAGAGATGCTCTTATTAGTTATGGTACTCAGGATAAGATAAACAATGCTTATGATGAGTTAACTAAAAAGAAGGATGAACTTAAGAAAGATATAGAGAATATCACTAAAAGAAAGAACCTTGAAGTTAATGAAGAGCCTGCACTTAGAGCTAAGAGAGTAGCACTTAAGACTATAGATAAACAACTCAAGAAACTAGGCAGAGAAAGAGATAATAGTATAGAAGGAACTGTTCTTAGTGAAGCAGACATTATGTCTCTCAATCCAGTGGACAGAGCTACTATACTTAATCCTGAGAATAAGTCTAAGTATAGTGAGGAACAAAGAGCTATTATAGATAATGTAATAAGAGAAGGTACTTTACAATATAGTGATTTCATTGATAAGATTGAAGATGCTGGTAGAATTAACCTAGCTCAACAAGCTTACTTAGCTCAATATAATAGCATACTTAGTGATCCTTCAAGCTTCAATGCTTTTACTAATAGAATTAAACAACAAGTAGCTAATGATAACACTAGAAAGAAATATGAATATCTTAATGGTGTAAGTGATTACTCTACCTTTGTTAAGAACTTAGATAAAGCTTATAGAGAATCTGATGTAAGAGAGAGAAGTGTTATTAGAAATATACTCAAGGATAATGATAATTATAACAGGTATATATCAGATAATAAGGCATTAGAAGGTATATTTGACCAACTTGATAGCAATGAAAAGTTTAATTCATTAAGTGAGAATGATAAGAATGTAATCATGACTTCAATGCAGTTCTTAACAGACAGAGGTATTAGTCCTACTAATGCATCTATTGATGTATTAGCTGAAACTGATGAATCTGGTAATTCTGAATTGCTTAATTACATAGGTGAGGTTAATGGTAGATTACCTGAGGGTGAACAAATGGCTCCATCTAGTGTAGAAGAGATTGCACAGACTTTAAATAGCATACTTGAGGAATATAATAAGAATATTACTGAAGTAGAAACTATTAATAAGCCTGTGGAAGTAGCTCCTACAACTACAGAGGATTCAAAACCTCCTAAACCTGTTGGAGTATTTGCTCAATTAGCAGCTAATCCAGAGATGGGTGCATCTAGAAATCTTGAAGAAGATACTCCTGCTGAACCTACTAAGTCAGTAGGTGTATTTGGTGAGATAGAAAGAACTCCTTCACTGACTAGAACTATAGAACCTGAGGTAGAAAGTCTTACTGATAAGTTTAAAACTAATAGTAATGAGGAAGTAGCTAAGGCTGCTGACATTGGTTTAGGTATTATTAACAATGCATCTGATATTTATAATGATGTTAAGGAGCAGGCTACTCAAATACTTGATGAATTAGGAGATAGTGAATATGAAACTCCTGATAATCTTAGTGAAGCTATAATGGCTAAGGCTAATCAGTTACAAGTACAATCTCAACAAGGTGGTGATAATTCTGATAGAGCTTCTTCATTGTTAAAACAAGTAGCTTCAAAGATAAAAGTTAAGAAAGAAGTTAAGCCAGACTCTAAGGAAGAAAGAGCTACAACTCCTAATACAGCTGATGAAGAAAGAAGAAATAATGGTCTTATAACTACAGCTAGTGTAGATAACTATCCTAACTCTGTAGTAGGTCAGGCTTCTAAGAACTTTAGAATGAATGACTATTTAAGAAAGGGTAATATAACTCCTAAGACTCCTATTATGTTTATTGCAGACCCTGCTATTATTGCAGGTGTTAAGCAAGAGATGGGTGAAGCTTATAATGAGAATGATCATTTACCAATAATGGCAGTTGTTGAAGATAGCAATGGTCCTGTTATAATTGATGATAAGAAGTATCAACCTATTGGTTTTATGCCTAGAACTAGTGCTAATTCACAAGGTGCTGCTAGAGTAGAGCCACTTAGAATGTCAGCTTTAACTCAACAAGATGGTAAGTTGATTAAGGATAAAGATGGTAAGGTTGTTACTACTAATGGTTATGTAAGAGCTAATCCACCTCAGCATACTAAGGCAGGTACTCCTAATACTCTGATACATACTATCATGAGTAATGATATGGATGCCTCTGATAGAGATAAGATGAATGATGAGAAGCTTTCTATACAAGATAGACAAGCTATTTATAGAAAAGCTAAGGATAAAATCTTACCTAATATTAGAAGAGTAGCACAGGATGCTAAGGGTGAAAGAATACACTTAGCTTACTTTACTCCTAATATGAAGGGTGGAGAATCTGAGTTTGAGTTATATGTAACCACTCCTCAAAACTCCTTATCTAGATCAGGTCAACCTATAGCTCAAGTATTAACTGAAGGAACTCCTGAGGAGATACTAAAAGCTAATAGTAGGCTCCATAGATATAGCAAGACACTTGAAGAGTTCTTTAAGAAGAAGCCTTTCAGTGATGATATTAGATTCAAGAGAGAGGACAACACACTAATTGCAATAGGTGAAGGTGCTACTAAATTAAGTTCATTAGGTGAAAGTTTAACTAAGAAGTTAAGTAACTATCTGACAGTTCCTAAAGGTTATGAGTACACATTCATACCTACAGAAGACAAGCTTGAAGGTAATAGAATGTATCAATTAGTTTTAACTAATGGTGTTAATACTATACCTATGGCTAGAGTAACTAATGGTACAATGACTGATGAAACTAAGGCTAATGCTATTAAGAGTTTAATACTTGATAATGGTAACTTTAGACAAGATGGTAGTCAACCATTTGTTAAATGGCAGGTTAATTACAATGACTTCAATGCTAAAGAAGGTGAATCTGATGATGCTAGAAAAGCTAGATTAGGCAATGCTAGTGATATATTTGATGATAATATACTGGAATCTAGTAGAACCTCATTTAAATATACTATTAGAGGTATTGATATTAATAGTCCTTTTAAACAGGATGGTAGTAGAACTCCAGTACCTACACAAGTAGTTGCTAATCAAGTTAATGCTACACAAGGCAAACCTATTAATACTCCTGTTATTGTAGCTACAGACCAAGTTAAAGTAGGTGATGCTATTGTTGACAGTGAAACTGGTGCTACATTAAAAGGTGAGGTTAAACCAATATCTAATCCTGCTATAGATAAAGCTAAACAGATAGCTAATAGAATAGTTGAAGATAGTAAGGAGATAAGATTAGCTGATGATAACTCAGGTTATGTAGATGACAATGGAGTTAGATATGCTAGAGTTACTTCTATCATTCAAGCTGATGAACATGCTGGTGAAAGATTTGATCCTAATAGTCCTTGGATTACTCCTTCAACTAATATAGGAACATCAGTAGATGAGTTTGTAAGGGACTTCTTTGCAGGTGAGTTCTTTGATGGAGATGGTAAATTATTAAATGATTATCATTTTGATTATCCTAATTCATCTCAAAGTCAATGGAGAAAGTTTGCCAATCAATTAATGGGTCTTAAGAACTATATTGATGCTCAAGGTCTTACAATAATTCCTAGAGATGTAACTGTTACTGGTACTGTCAAAGTGACTGACACACAAGGTCAAACACATGATATACCTGTTGCTGGAACTCTTGATTTGCTTGCTTATGATACTCAAGGTAACTTCCATATCTTTGATATGAAGACTAATAGAAGTGGTATTAGTGATGAGAAAAGAAAGAAATATGCTAAACAAGTTTCAATGTATCAGAAGTTCATTGAAGATAAGTATGGTATTAAAGTAGCTTCTCTTAACATTATACCTATTAATGTTAGTTATCCTACTCCTTTAGGATTTGGTAATGGTAAAACTGTATATGAAATAAGTGAAGGTAATCAATTACTTGCTAATGGTGAAGAGTATATGGATTCTAAACCTACTCTTGAAGAAATAGGTGCAGTACCATTTACTGATGTAAATATTCAATATGATAAACTTACTGACAGTGAGAAACAAATGATTACTGATATGTTACCAGCTGAGGTTGAAGTTAAAAAGGTAGAAATACCTGATGCTGAGACTACAGTTAATAAGAACTTAGGTTTAAAGATGGGTAAAGTTAAAAACAGATTTGCTAAACCAGCTAAGAAAGGACCTATAGTTACTCCTTCAGCTAATAACTGGGAATCAATTAGTGATGAAGTTAGACAGGCTGCAATAACAATGGGATATACTAAAGAGTCTTGGAATAACATGACTGAAGATGAGAAACAACATCAGAAAGAGTGTCTAAGTTAAGTATAGCTAGTATAAAAAAAAGAAAGGCTAGGGGGGATTAACCTCTAGCCTTTTTTTTGCATATATGAACATTGTTATTTGGTAAGATTAGCCCTACCATACTGATAACTCTGTGCTGCTTGATATGGATTCTGCATCATTAAGTAGCTTCTCCAATAAGGAAGCATTCTTTCAACTTTATGTGCCCATTTCAAGTCACCTTTCTCATAAGTACTACCACTTGATTTATACTCTTCTTGAGTAGCAAATAGTGTTACTATATTAATTAGGTCAGTTGCTAAACTAAATCCAACAGGAGATATATTAGCTACTACTGGAGCCTCTTTAACAAATCCCCAAGGAGTATTAAATGCTGCTTGTTCACTGTATAATCTACTAGCTGCATAATATAAGAAACCCATAGCTTGATCAGGTTCTTCATCATCGTCATCATCAGGCTTAGCACTTAACATCTTAAGTAAAGTCAATGCTACAATGACAGCCATATCAGCCCAATTTCTTCTCATATTATAATACTGATTAGCTGAGAAACCAGCATTAAGCATTCTTTGTTGAGTAGTCTTTGATACTGGAGTAAAGATAGCTCTAGCTGTTAAAGCAAATCCTCCTTTGTCTGTGAATGTAGATGCAATTACCTTAGCTAATGTTCTCATAGAACCTTCAGTTTCAGTACCTAATGCAACACTATAAGCATTAACACCAAACCTTCTTTGTATCATACCTAATGCATAACCCCTCATAGCTAATAAAGCATTACCATAAACATTCTGTTGTATAGCCACTTTATCTGAATTGTTATAGATACCATGCATTCTGTTATTGATTTCTCTGGCTCTATCCATAAACTTAGATTCATCTTCAATACTCCAAGGTTTTAATTCCCCAGTATCTTTATCTAGTACTCTGACACCTTGTTTCATTTGAAGAGTCTTACCTAAATTAGGCTTACTATCATCTATGTTAACTACTTGATAAGCATTGTATAGACTAATAGGATTTCCATTCTCATCAATGAGTTTAGTACCATTGGCTGTAGCAAGAAATGCCATAGTCTGCATATAGTGTTCACCACATTTATATGGTAAGAATAGGTTCTCTCCTACTGGATTTAACTTAACCCACTTAGATTTATTAGTATAGTAATCTCTCTCTTTCTTCTTATTTTCATTAAGAGCATTCATCTGTCTAATAAACAAACTTACCTTATCTTCTTTAGCATCATCACCAGCATGTAACCAGTTAGATGGTAAGTTCTTCCAGTAAGTTATATTAGCTCTCTCCCAGTCTTTAACACTAAAGAATTCACCTGATAAAGCCTCTTTGAATATTTCAAGAGAACCAGTACCTAAGTTAACAGCTCCACCTAATACATTACCACCTAAGAAGAACTTTGATGCTAATCCAGTGAAGAATCCTACTACCTTATTAAGCACTACTTTCTTTCCTATCTTAATTTTAGTAGTATTAATACCATACACTTGTTTATCTAGGAACTTCTGGTATCTTTTAAATGCTCTGGAAGTTTCATCTCTTTCAGACTCTGCCCTTATACCTCCTACAGCTCTTCTCTTCAAGACATCTTTGCCAATCTCAAGAGTACCTGCAATACTAGATATACCTGCATAAGTATGTGCCATCCCAGCATAAGCTAAAGTAGATTGAAATAAATCAGTACTTAACTCTGCACTATCTCTTAACTTATTAATACCATAGATAGGAACTCTGTTTAACTTCTCTTTCTCAAATTCAAGTTGATTAGAGAACATATCTTCCTCTATTGTATTATAGGTTTGATCACTACCAAAGTCTCTGTCTTCACTATCTTCAACAAAGGTATCTGCCATGTTTCTTCTTAGAGTATAACTAATAGCCTTTCCAGTGCCTTCAGTCATTCTTCTATTTCTGATTTTATTCATAGTAGTACCTTTGAACTGTGGCATTCTATAGATATTAGTACTACCATCAGGTAGAAATCCATCTAATTCAGCTTTAAGATTCATGTATTTGCTTAACCATCCAGCTCTTGGAGTACCCTTAATAGTTTTCTCATACTGTTCACTTAAGTAAATATCATTAGGATACCATCTTTGTTCAACTTGATTCCATTGAGAGTGCTGTTTATGCCAAGACTTAACTAATGGTTTAAAGTATTGATCCCATAGTAGACTCTTCTCAAAGTCTGATTTACCTTCAAGGTTAGGATTGTTTGCATAGAAGTCATCTCTGCATTCTTTCTTAAACTGTAACCAATCATCTTCATAGTCACCCCAAACATAAGGTGATACTATGTTACCAGTTAGTTTACCAGTTCTAGGACTTATCTCACAGAAAGCATCTGTATTCTTCTCTCCTATGCTATGTAAATCACCTTCAAGTATCTTTAGTCTATCTTGAGTTTGAATAGTCATATCATCAGCATACTTATTAGCTAACTTCACAGTCCTATCAGCTAATTGACCAATAACATCAGAGTTATTTGACATTGAAGCTAGAATAGATTCATGAATACTAATATCCTTCTCCATATATCTAAGTAAATCTTCAATAGGAATCTTTTCAGCACTAACCCATCTAAGACCTCTTTGACCTTTCTTCCAATCAAATATTACTCTGGCTGCTCTATTTACATAGGTAGAACCCATAGCATCTTCAAGGAACTTAAGATAGAACTCTCTCTGTTTAATCTCAAGAGTATTAAGTAGTCTATTATCACCATTAATAGCCTCATTAAGATTTCTTCTAAGAGCCTTGAGTTGAGTTATTGTGCTTTCATTGACATTCTGTAATCTAAGTCTTGAGTCTTCTGTAGTAGTGGCATCCTTTACTATTTTAAGAATAGCCTGTGCATTAGCAACAAAGGTTCCTACTTCTCTTAATAAAGCTGCATTCTCTGGTGTAATACTAGTTACATTAAAGTCTACTTTAGCTAACTTGGCAATCATCTCAGGTACAGTATCAACCATTAAATCCATAGCTTCTGTAATACCATCTACAGCAATTAAGTCTGCAAATAGTGATGGTTGGCTGCTGGTTCTACCAGCTTCAACTTGACCTGCTAATTGATTGTACTTATTATAAAGAGACTTATCAATAGCTCTCATCTGTGATGTTTGACTTCTCAGTATATTTAAAACAGACTTGAAGGTAGCAACATTAACAGAGTCTCTAGCACTATACAGTGTCTCTTGAGTTTCAAGTGCATTTTCAACAGTGCCCTGGAAACTAGGTGACATAAAGCCTTGTGCAATAGCATCAGCAGTTCTTACTGCCTCTAATTTAGCATTAGCTATTTCATTGCCTGTGATGTTATTAAAGACTCTTTTAATCTGACCTACTATCCTATTAACTATGTTCTGCCATGAAGCTCTCTTATCTATCTCACCATTAATAGCCTTACCTACTAGATGACCAGCAACTTCTCTTGCAGGATTATCTCTATAAGCAATAGTATTATATTCATCACCCATTATAACTCTCTGTACATCAGGAGTTAACAATCTCTCAAGTCTTTGAACTAGTGGAGAATTACCTAATGCACCTACAGCAAAGTGACCAGCTTCTTCAGATAAACTACTATCTATTTGTTCATTATTAGCTACCTTAATTAATTGATAGAGACTATCAGCAGTTTTAGTAGCATTGACAGTACTGTATCTACCATTAATTCTTTCACTATCATCAAGGAAACTATAATCAACACCAGCTCTATTTAAGTAGAACTTAATTCTCTCTTGTAGACTTCTGTTAGCTATGTTATCATTTAACTGAGCTACATTAGTGTTGTTCTTATTGACTACAGTTAATTCAACCTTACCATTATCCTTATTAATAATAGTAGCCATATACTTATCATTGTATGGGCTACTTCTATTAAAGGACTGTAGTTTAGGTACAGCTTCACTGTAATCATATACACCAGCACCAATATCTTTATTCAAGGTTTGTTTAACCTTCTCATCATTTAGATTCAGCTTAGTTAGCTGTCTAAGAGATTGAAAGGTTATCTCGCCATTACTATCAAACTTAGCTTCATTAGCTACTCTACTTAAGAATTCAGGACTAGTACCTACAGCATAATACTGCTTAGATACCTCTCTGTCATTAGTGTAATGTAGGAGTGACTTAAATAAGTCACTCTCTACAAATTCACCTTTACTATTCTTTACTCTTGGAATTATACTACACTTATCCATATTAACAAATCTTATTACCTTCTTGGTCAGTTACATTATTAGCTTGAGCTTTCAATGACTCAATAGTATCAATTAAATCTTCTACACTAGCCTTATTTAACATCTCAATCACTAATGCCTTATCTAAGGTATTATCAGCTTTTAATGCTAAGTCAGTAGCCTGTTTAATCAATTCTTCTGTACTCATACTAGTATCTACAGTATTAACTACTTCAGGTTCAACTGATGTATTGCCATCATCTTGAACTTCAGTATCAGCTATTGTGTTTACTGTCATTGAGTTAGAAGAATATTGTAGAGACTTTCCAGATTCACCTAAAGCATCAACCTTATAATAGTTAATACTTCCAGTAGTACTGGAATTGAATACTACATCATTACTATCACACATATACACTATATCATCTATAACAATAACAGGTCTAAAGTAAGATACTCCTTTCTCTTCACTAGGTAATAAGAATGGATTACCTTCTTTACCTAACTTCTTTACATCAAGAGTAAAGCTGCTTACAGCTACTCCATCACTAAAAGCTAAGTTACTTATAAGTCTACCATTTCTTCCTTTAGGATGAAATACTAGTCTGTTATTATCTAAATGATTAAGTAAATACTGTTTAGCAAACTCTTGATTATTAACACCAATCCTACTCTTTTGTACATCATTTAAGAAGTCAACATAAGATTTAGGATTACCATTATAATCATATCCTACTTGCACAGCTAACTTAACTTCTGTAGGAGCCAAGTTCATAAATGCCATAGGACTATAAGTAAAGCCAAGCTTGTAATAGTTATACAAGAACAGAGATTGTGCTAATTCAGCAGTCTGCTCATTCCTTAATAAGTCTCCCCAACTCTCTTTAATTTCATCCTTTTGATAAGGTGCTAAACCACCTATATCCTGAATATTCATGCTTACCTTACCAGTCTTTTCATCAGTAACAAACTGCATATACTGGAATATAGGCATAGACTTCATTGTAGGATTAGCTTCAAGAATATTGAATAAACCTTCAGGGAATATCTCTGTGAAGTATTCTCTAGCTGTAACTTCTTCACCTGCTGCATTAATAGGCATATTACCATTAAATAAGCTATTCTCTTGCTGACTTAACATAAATACCATTAAGTCACTGTGAATACTATTAATAGTCTCTGCATCAAGCAAACCACTTCTAGTAAATGCAGCTATTCCTTCTCTAGCTTCTTTATAGGCTTTAGTATTATAAGGATAGAATTTATTGATTACTTTCTCAGCCTTTCTATTCATATCATACATAGCCTGTTCATAAGCAAAAGGATTCTCAAGTAAAGATTCCATGTACTCTTGGTCATTCATAGATAATGTTCCTACTTCATTATTCATAGGAGCATTAATATCTTGAGCTACTTTCATCTCAACCTTGAGAGCATCAGCTTTTGTAAATGACTTAACATAAGCAGCTACTTTCATCTGTTGTGCATAAGCATCTCCAAATGTAGAACCTACAGCATTAGATGCAGTAAACTTAGTGTTTCTTACAAACTGAGATACATCATTACTAGCTTCAAGAATCTCTCTAAATAAATCAGCAACAATAATTTGCTTCTCAACAAATTCATCATTCTTCATTAGTTCTTCCTTACTAGTATTTGCAGCCTGAACTATATTATATGCTAACTTTTCTCTTGAAAGGTCTTCATCAGGTATAGCCTTCTTTAACTCACCATCAACCTCATAATTGTCTAATACATTATCTATCACAGAATTAATATCAGACATACCATTATTAAAGCTGTATTCACATATATCCTTAATAATAGGTTGATTGAATAATAAACCTATATCCTCAGTAGTAAAACCAAGTCTTGCTAACATAGCACCAGCATCAGCAGTAATAGTATTCAAGTTCAAATAGTTAAGTACTGGGTCCTTCACAGCATCTACTGATGCAGCTAGAAACTCAGCAACATTCAAACTAGTGTCTATTTCATCATTATGAAGTAAATCAGAATAACTTTTACCTGCAAATGTAATAGGCTTCTTTAAAGAAAACTGTTCCATCAATGAAGCAAATGCATGATTAGTATTTTGATTTGCAAAGATACCAATCAATTTACCTGCAACATTATTCTGCTGGTTATAAATAACAATAGTCATAGGGTCACTAGGATCATAATTAGGCTCTGGATCAGTTAGACTTCCTTCATCAATAGCTTTATTAATACTTGAAAGGTTAACAGTCTTATCTTGATGATTAACTTCTGCCTTACCAAACATTAACTCTCTCATAACTCTAGCTGCCTTAGAAGCATTAGCAAATCCACCTGGGGTATATCTATCTCCAAAAGTCTCAACATCACTTAATCTCTGTTGTATCAAATGAATAAGCATGTTGTTTCTACTAGCCTTACTATTCTCTAATGGACTCTTACTAAAGTCATATTCTTCAAACTTTATATAACCTCTATCAGCTACAAACTGATTGAAAGCTGCTTGATATGAATAAGGTAATCCAGCTTTCTCCCAATACTTATATAGTCTGTCTAATGATTCATTATCTTCTTCTCTTGCTTCTTGAAGAACTGCCTTCAAATTAGGATATGTATCATAGAACTCTGACCATATATTCTTTATTTCCTCTGATGTAAGTTGTCTTTGTTGATACTCATTTCTCATGAAATACAACTTATCAATATCAAAGTCAAAACCTGCAATAGTAGTTCCCTGAGGTGGTACTTTGATAGTACCTCCAGCAGTCTTATGACTAAATCTTTTTACTCTCAGATTAATCATTGAGTAATCTCTTTCAGTTGGAATTCTATATGCAAGTAAACTAAGTATATTAGGATAAGTTTTCTCTAATATGGTATTACCATTCTCATCAATCTTTAGAGTACCATCTTCATTACAGTAGGTTCCAAAGTCTAATGAGTGTTCTTTACCAGTATTATCAGTATAAGTTAAATCCCAAGGAATCTCACATTCAGCATACAATATATTATTAGGATTATTAGGGTCTGTTACATATCTCAAACCACCATCTTCCTCATAACCAGTAATACCCATAGCTGATACTTGAACAGCACTACCACCTTTAATAGATTGTTTGTTAACCATCTTCTTAAAGAGACTAAAGAATAAAGCTGAACTATCATGCTCTAAGCCACCTTCAAATAAAGGTACAGTAAATTCACCTCTTTCATTTAGTGCATAAGCCATCATGTTATCTTTAGACTCTCTACTATTATTAGCTGTAGTCTGGATTAACCTGTTGCTTATCTTATTAGCATCAGATACTGCATTCTCAAATAAATGATAAGAATCAATGATATTGGCAGTAATAAGAGAGTTATAGAATCTTACAAGATTACCACCATTCAACTTAACATTACCATATTTACCACCAAGATTAACTCTCTTTCCACCTATATAACTACTGTAGTCTTTAAACTTTCCTACCTTAGCCATAATAAGCTTTCTTACCTGAGTACCAAATAACTGAGAGCTATTAACATGCTCTGGAACATTAGTCTGGATTCTATAGTCAGCATAGCTTAACTGATGAACATAACCTTTATTCATTGCATCATTGATAGTTCTTGAGTCTACATTGCTAATATCAGTAGAACCAAATCCACCTACCTTAACAATCTTAGTAGAACCAATCATATCTATAGGCTCACTCTTACCAGTTTCAGGATTTACATGCTCTTCCATCCAATAAGCTATATCTCTTAACTTACTTCCAGCAGGAAGAAGTTCAGGTATAAGAACTGCTTCTGCATATTTATGTTGAACAGGTATCTTTAGCATAACTGCTTCATTGATACTATAGTTCTCAAAAGAGAATAAATAAGGCTTAATAGGTTGAAATATAACAGCTAAATCTGAGATAGACTTGATATCTTCCATTGATGGATTTTCATCTTTACCTATCTTAGACCTAATAGATTGCATCTGATTATAAGCTGCTTCCATTCTTTCATCCCACTTACCAGCCATACCCATTACCTTCTTATAACTTTCAAGTGTTCTATAGCCCTGACCATCTGTAAGAGTATTCTTCTTATACATCTTATAAACATCAGAGTTTTTACCAAAGTGACTAGCAATTGCTGCCATGAACTCTGGATCAAACTTCTCTGCATTTACATCAATATCATCAAAGTAAACTACTCTTTCAATACCATCATTGCTATATCTTTCACCTGTAAATGGGTCAATAGCTTCTACACTTAATGCAGAGCCAGGAGCATGAATTTCTTTATATCTCTTCTGTAAGTCCTTAGTTCCTTTATAGAAAGAAGGATCAATAGTCATCATCTGTAACTGTTGGATAGTAGCAAACTTTGTATTCCAGTAATAGTCTGATAATACTTGATCTATAGTTCTATTACCCTTAACTTCTTGACTCAAATAAACATACTGATTATTTTGTTGTTCAAGCACTCCTAATGTATTAAGTTGTTGCTTAAACTTAGTAACAGAATCATCCATATAAGCTCTAATAGCTTGTTTAACAGTCTGTTCAATGTTACTTTCTTTAATCATTCCAGCATACTTAGGTTCATTTAAGAAGGAAAGTAGGCTAAACTTATCTGTATTTCTTGAAAAGTTATCAATAGCCTTTAACCCTTGGTCCTGCATCTTTCTATTAGCAGCCTTGGCTAACTCCATTCTTCTCTTCTCTTGAATATAGACATTGTACATACCATCAAGTATCTCTTGACCACCATACCTTTTAGCTTTAATAAACTTAGCTACTCCACTATCACCTAAGATGAATACAGGATACCAAGCATATTGACTATTAGGACTAATTTGTTTTTCAGAGAAATACTCATTGAGCATTTGTACTATGTGTTGTTTACTAGTGAAGTCTTCAAACTTAAGTTTATCTGTACCTAAGAATCTCTTAAAGGTAAAGTTTGCAGCAAAATTATCTTCAGTACTTAAATCACTATTATAGAGTTCTTCTAACCACTTGTTAAGTATCTTACCATCATATTGAAAATATGATGAGTTGAGATAGGTAGTTTCAAGCATAGCCTGAAGTCCTTTCTTGTCAGTAGCTTTCACAAAAGAGGCTATCTTATCAAATCTATCTCCCATGAATGATGGAATAACATTACTAAAGAATGTATTATCACCATATCTAACTCTACTTTCAAGTTTTAACCCTTCTCTACTCTTAGCAACTATTGCCAGTACTTTAGTAATCTTTTCTCTAAGGACACCTTTCTTCTCATTACTAGAAGCTCTTTTGATAAGCTCTTCATAACTAATCTCCTTTTTACCTTCTTGTTCTTCTTTAGTTAGATTAAGACCAAACTTAGCTGCACCTAACAGTTCTTTGTTTAATGCCCTAATATCTCTGTTTCTAGACATTATTCTATCTAAAGTTTCACCATCTATATCAATACCAAGGGACTCAGTAGCATCAATCAAGAATTGTTTCCTCTCTAATTTAGACATCATCCAGAACTTTGATTTCTCATTTATTCTTTCAGGTTCTGCTAAAGTATCAACTATTTTATTCTTAATTCTCTCTAGTCTAATTGGCATAACTCTAGTACCAATACCACTCTTTTCAAAGATACTGTTCCTAGGATTAACTACCTTACCAAGTTTAACTGAAGTTAAGAATGAACTAAAAGGAGCATTGCCCTTAATTCTATTAAGTAATGCTGTCTTATAGGTTCTTATTCTACCTTCCTGCTTTTCAGTTTGTATAGAATAAGGCTGAAAGTTTTTCTTAAAGTCAGTATAGAATTGAGTTCTTATTTGAGGATTTTCCAGCTCTTGCATAAATGGAGTTACCCATCCAGCAGTACTACTATACTCTCTAAGAGCATTCATCATTTCAGTTTCACTGCCTACACCTCTAAGTACATCAAGTAATTCCTGATGCATTCTTACAGGGTCCTGCATTACAGGGAAACCTAAATCATCCAATACAACTTCACCATCCTTATATACTGGAACTCTACCAATAACCTTTCTAACTTGCTTTCCAACTGAGCCAAAAGAAGACTCAAATTCAGCTTGTTCCATCCAACCTTCTCTCTTAGATTCTTCCATAACAAACTTCTCAGTCATATCATTCTCATTGAAGTTGTTAGGATTGGAATCATCAGCAAAGTTAATGTCTTGACCTAATTTAAGGTCTTCTGCATCTCTAATTCTAATTTTTGCAAAGGATATTAAGGCTCCCCAGTTATCAAATACCTTTTGGTATTTAGATGCTGTTTCAGTATCATTCTCTTCTATAGCATCACTATATTGTGATTGAAGAGTATCATATATCTCATTAAAGATACCAGCTACACCACCAGCTTGTTGACCATCAACAGTGAATCCAGCTATAATATCTTTTCTACTTACAGAGGGATATTCCTCCTGAACAGCATCTACAATGTCTGAGAACATGGTGGAAATCATACTGATTCTGTTGAATCTCTCTTCTGCATTAAAGTCATCTCTTAACTGTGTATAAGACACAGCAGGACTATTTATAGCATCAAGAAGTCTCTTAGAGTCTTCTTTACTAAGACTCCTTCTGAACTCAATAAGAGTTTCAGCAGTTGGAGTTTCAGCTTCAGGATTTCTTTCCTGATATAAGCCTCTAAGGTTAGCAACTAAGTATTTATTCCATCCTGTTACCTTACTAGCTATTACATCATCCAGACCTTTCTCTGGAGTATAACAAGTCTTACTCATATAACATTCAATTAATTAGTTAATTACTTTGCAAAAGTAGAATATATTTTTTAAATAAACAATAGAATAAGTCCAAAAGTTCCATAAGAAAAGAATAATCCTTATAGAAAAGAAAAAAGGAGTAGATTTAATCTACTCCCTTCTCAAACATTCTTTCTGTAATAATAGAACACACACATGTACTCTGACTCCTTCTAGCCTCATACTCTTCAAGTGTGATTTTCTCTTCTTTCCAAGAGTAATCATAGTTCTTTCTATCCCAACCATCATGGTCTAAAACCTTAGGATATGGAAATATAGATTGCCACTCTTCAGAGGTCTTCTTAATAGGTTCATCATTACTCAACAACATATTTAGTACCTCCTAAAATAATCCATCTGATGGTGTTTATATTAACAGGTCTAACATTGTTAGTATCTTCAATGTCCATGTCTATGCAGTTATATCTGCCATCTCTACTTTCAAATTGAATCTTGAAGCCTCTTAATACTCTGTCTTCACCTTCTTCATAAGGTAAGATAGGATTCTTAATCAACTCTTCAGCAAACTTCTTTGCTGCATCAGCAACACCCTTTTTATTCTTTTGAATAGTATCAATCTCCTTTGAGAAGTCACTAATCAAAGTAGTAATCTCAGCATTAAGCTTTCTTTGAGATTTAGGTGTATCCTGTTTCTTGAAACAAACAGTAAATACTTGAGAACCATGAATACCTTCAAAGATACTTCTGATACCTAAAGTACCATCTTTCTTATCTTCTCTAGTTACCTTTACTTCATTAGTAAAGTCATCAGCAGATTCAAGGTAATTATGGATATACTCTTTTCCTATGTAAACCATATCACCACTTTCTAGATGCTTCAACTTAAAGTTTAAATTACCATTATCTGCTAATACTTTGTAATGAGAACTTTCACTCAATACATCTCCTACTTTAAAACTCTTTATCATACTTTCTTCTATTTAATAATAACCACCATGCTTAACATAGTAAGCAATACTTAATATTATAGTGCCAACTGACACTAATACTCCTGCAAGAAATCCTATCCAAAACATATTAATCAGGATTAGCTTCATTGTATAAATCAGTAATATAACCTCTTCTCAAGAATTCCATATGCAATGGATGTGCTAGTTCATAAGCCTGTGGATGTGCGCTACCTGCATCTCTTAACTTGAAGAAGTGTTCCCAATCACTTGCAAAACCAGTCATTACTAATTCAGTCTTTAAGGCATTAGGTAATACTGCTCTTGCTTGTTGAGGTGTCCAAGGATTATTCCTAAATCCAGTCTTATATCTTTTATCAGGAATCCTATCCTCCCACTTCTTCATCAAATCAAAATAATTAGCTTCAGCAGCTCTTAAAGCCACCAAGAAACCATTATAATAAGTATTTCCTTCATAATTGTAATCCTCTAACCAGCAAGGTTCAATGAAAGTAACTTCATTACCAAACTTATCCTTAGAGTAGTTACAATATCTGGTACTTTCCTGAGCAAAAGACATTACTCTATGTCTTACGAATTCCAATAGTTAATGTTCAAGTTCTTTATCTTGAACTCTCTGAGTTTCCTCAGAGTATCGGACTATATCATCATCCTTAAAAGGATGCCCAACACTCGTGTCAGTATTATATTCTGTAGTTAATATTTTATTTTCATTAGCGTTTAGAAGAGACAAAAAATGTTCTTTAAAATGTTTTTCCGGAATAGCAAAATGAAATCTACTCCAGTTATTTTTATAGTAAGAATCACCATAACCCATTATAAAATTATGTTCTTTACCTATTAATATAAAAGTAGTTAATTCACTTTTTACTCTTTTAAATCGTTTATTTATAGGATATACATTTTCAAATCCTATAGGCAAACATTCAATAAATGTAATAGGAACTTCATTAGTAATATCCTTAAATTCTAAATCAATTAATATTTTTTCCATAGTTTCAACTGTTAGTCTCTGAACCTTCACACTTTGTTAAAGGTGTGCTTGGCTGCTGATTAGCATGATTTAAGACCTTTTGAGCAAATTCATATAGTTCAGACATTGATAATATGTGTTTACACCTGTTAGCTTGTGTTGTAACCCATTGAACATTTCCTTCTATATAACCCTTAGTAGAATCTATCCTATCTAAAGAAGCTTTTAATATATTAGGTAATTCATCTCCAGTTATGGTACATTTCTTATCTTGAGAAAGATACAAATTCCATAGATAATCTATAGTAAGATTAAATTCAATCTTTCTAACAACTGACTTAGCTTTAATACTATTAAATTTAGATAAAGTAAGGTCTCCCACTTTTCCATTATTAATAGTTAGATTATCTATATTAGTAAGATTAGAGCAATGCTTACATTGAAACCATCTACTTGTGTTAGTAAGTGCAGTAGCAGTTAAATACTGCTCATGTCCACACTTGCATCTACATTTATATCTTAACTGTCCATTAAAATTCTCAGCTTCCCCTATAACAGTCCAGTGCTTATAAGTTTCACCAACTATGATAGGAGTCCTCCTTTCTTTTCTTGAACATTGTAAACACTGAGTAGTCTTTCCTAATCTTAAGCTACTCCAATGTTTGTACTCAATTTTACCACATTCACATTGAACCTTAACATTTCTCTGACCTCCTGTAGTGTATACAGGAGTAGAGTCTATTACAGTCCATTTACCAAATTTTTGTCCTACTTCGATTTCTGTTCTCATACTATAAATATTAAATTCATAGCACAAAGATACGAAAATTATTTTGAATATGCAAATCTTAAATTTTAGCTTTCCAGCAATTCATTGGGTTTTCATTGATAAGTTACCTTATCAAGCCACAAATTTCTTATGGGACACTCCTCTGTCACATACAAAGTGAACAGTATATCTCTTTTCATGGAACTCTGTAGGTTCACATAAGTATTTTAAATCATCAAGCCAATTATTTTCTACTAATACTCTAAAGTTAGAAGTAATAGCTACAAATCCATCTAGAACTCCTAAAATAGGTTGAGCTTGTACAGCTTTTGAGTAGATATTTTCCTTATATTTACTCCATAAATTACAAGCAACTCTATTAGAATCTTCTCTAGCCTTAAAGTCATATCTTAAATATATAGTCCCTGCTTCTAACATAGCACCATGCCCACTCTTAATCATTCTTTCTACAAACTCCCTGGCAGATGTTTCAGTTATTTTATCCTCAGATTTATAACATACTCTTCCTGCCCTTTCAATTTGTTTATAAACTCCTTCAAGACCTTCTTCTTGGTCCCAAATCTCAAAACTTGGTTTTATAATTCTCATAATTAGTCATTTAGTACTACAACTTCATCAATATCAAATTCCTTAGGAATATCTCTGTCAAATACCTTTTTATAAAAAGACTTTTCTATAAAATCATCAGAGCTATTTACAGGTGCTTCAACAGTATCATAGTATGATATAGTCACACTCACAAACCTTTTATGTTCAGTATTTAAAGGTTCATTGAATGGTGCATCAGGATGATTTGCTGCTCCTAAAGGTAAATTATCCATAATCAATTATTATTAAAGAATTCAACTGTTTGTTCAGCCATTAACCCACAACAAGGTGGAACAACTATTTCTTCTGTCTTAGTTATAAGATAGTCTTGTGGACTACCATTATACATACCATTAGCTATCAATATTTGATTAGCTTCTTCTGCATTAGGTGCTTTCACCATTGCAATACCCTTACCAATAGCTCTTAAATCATATGTAATCACCCATAATCTAGGTGGAAAGAATGATTCCTGAGCTGCTTGTTCAATTACACTTTCAACTGATGCTTCTATCATATTAATAATTCCTCATATTATAACATTTCTCACACAATCCTTCATGAGTTGCAGGCTTACCACAGTATCTACATCTCTCAACTGCATTAAAACCTAATTCTCTACTTGATTCAGTAGAATTATCTACCACATCTTGTATAATATCAAAGGCTTCTCTAAGAAGTTCTCTTTCTTTTTGAGTTAAACACATGCTATCAGCAATGTTACTTCTTGAAGCTAAACCTTTAATCTCCCAAAGAGTTCTATTTCTAACTCTCCACTTTATTTGCTTTTCTGTTGCCATAATTATTCAAGATAATGTTGTTGATGCAAGATGCCCTCATAGCCATTATAGGTAGCTCCTACTACATGTTCTAAGTCTGCATCTTGATATACTGAATATCCATAATCATCTTTACGATTAGTAGCTTCAAGTATTTCCATAGCTCTCATAGGATTTCTTGCTGCTACAAGAACCATCCCATTACCATAAGCAATATTATACTTACACACATAGAGATAAAGATTTTGTTTATTACCTCTATCCCTATTTGGTACAATATTATCAGGACTTACATAAATTCCTTGCTTACTCATACACCTTCAATTATTGATTTATACCTTTCATAAGTCTTCCTTATTACTTCTTCACCAATAGGATTCTCTCTCTTAGAGTCCCTCTCAATACATATTTCAAGGGGAGTAAAGAAGTCCTTATACTCTATAGTATAGTGCTTACAAGAGTCTGTTTCATACTTATTACGGGAAGCTACAATATCTCTATATGCCACATACTCATGATTACTTAAGTTCATGTTATCTACAACTATATCATAACCTTCATCCATAGCTCTATGTACACAAGTGTCTCTTAAAGCCCTCACAAGTCCTTCTCTTGAAGTTACCCAGTATTTACCAAGCATATTCCTGACATCATCATTGTTGAACCTTACTCTATGCTCAGGGTCTTCAAGTGCCCATTGTTTAGCCCAAGTAGTTTTACCACTACCTTGTATTCCTCTACATAAAATTACTTTAGCCATTATCACACTTCTTCTGATTATCCATCCACATTACTGTCATAATAGCATAATTAGCTAAATCAAGCAATGTGTCTTTAATAGATTCGTCCTTAACAAGATTAACATCTTTAACTGAAACAGATGGATAAGCAGGATTCTGAATTGATTTATTTATAAGAGATTCAATTCTATTCATCTTATCTCCCATTCTAACTACAGATGCTATTAATCCAAACTTATCAAGAGACTTATCAAAAGAATCACCATAATCATGATTCTTCTTTTCATAAGTCTCAGCCATCTTTGAAGTAATACTCTTAAAACTCTCAACTAATTCATTACTGCTATCATTTACTTGAAAGGTAGTAGTGAAATAGGTGTTAAATTCATAAGACTCAACATACTTAGAATTACCAAACTTATCTCTAATTACTATTCTTCCAGTAGAACTTACACCAAGTACAGTATATGTACACCCTTCATCAAAGTAAGCAAGACTTTTTATACATTTAACTGTATCTCCTGCTTTTATTGAAGAATTACAACTATTAAGTATAACAGGCTCAAATACAGTAATAAACTTCTCCCATGAAAATATCTTATGACCATTATCTGTTTTAATATCTATATTATTATTTTTATCTATATTTATTATAGGATATGTGTTATTCTGAACAAGATCAAAGCCAGTCTTTCCTGTGTATTCATAAAAATCACCTACTTTTACATCCATTAGTTTCCTCCCACTCTTTTAATGTTATAAACTTGTCAAAGAATTGTCTTTTCTCCCTAACATAATGATGACCATTCTTCATGCTAACATATAGAACAGCATCAGTCCATTCACCACTATTAATATCCTTCATCTTAACTATACCTTTAACTAGGTATTGGTTTTTAGTTTTAGGATAAACATAAATCTGACTCTTTTGAGATTTATTTGAATAATAAAGTAGCCCTGCCAATATAGCAATGGCTACACCTATCCCAATTATTAATACATACATTTAGTGAATCCAATATGTTCCTATAGATGCCTCAGCAGGAATAGGAAGTTTACTACAAAACATCTTAGCTGATTCTTCCATATAGAATTTAAGTTTATCAGCTATTTCTGACATAGATTCAGGATACTCTATACATATTTCATCATGTACTAGATTTACTATTTTAACAACAGAGAATAGATTATTAGCTACAATCCACTTGAAGAAGTTAGTTACAGCATACTTCAACACTATGGCTCCTGTACCTTGGGTAGGCGAGTTCAACCCTAGTCTACCCCATTTGCTAACTGCCTTAAAGTGTAATGATACTCTTCTTCTCATCCAAGTTTTATGAAACTCATCACCTAATAACTCTTTTTGTTTTCTATAGTTATCCCAAAACTCACTAGTGAATTTAGCTCCTTCTATCAACCAATAGGAGTGGTCACTCCAATAGATTTTATGTCCAGTAATAGGATTAATCAATATATAACCATCCTTTTTAACTGCCTTTAGAGCCTTTTCTCCATAAGAAGTTACCCCAGGGAAACCCTTATCATAAGCATTTCCTATTTCATCAGCTTCTTCAATAGATATACCTAAAGAATCAGCTATAGAAGAAGAACCTCCACCAAATTGTTTAGCAAACTCTGGTGCTTTAGCCTTCTTTCTTAAGTCTGGTCTTAACTTCTTAACCATCTTAACCTCAATACCTTCAAGTTCTTTAGGGAAACATGCTTTAGCAACTAGAGAATGCATATCTCCAGAACCATGTAAGAACTCTTCAATCATAGACTTTTCATTGTATATGTCAGCTCCAAGTCTTGATTCTATAGCACTATAATCACAGCTACAGAATAAGTTACCTTTCTCACTAACAAAACAACCTCTAGTTCTATGATCAGCAGGTAGATTCTGAACTTGTGGATAAGCACATTTAAGTTTACTGCTCTTAGTATTTACAGGAAGTCCCTTTAATTTAGCTAAGTCAGTATTTATTTGTTGAGAACCACAAGCCATTCTACCTGAAGATGCACCAAGTTGCTTAAACTTAGTGTGTATTCTTCCTGTTTTAGGATTGATAGCATTAATGTATGATTGACCATAAGTAGAACAAACCTTATCAGCTTCTTTATAATCAAGATAAGCTTTAAGAAATGCATCATTTATTCCTTTCTGTTTAGCTATAACCTTTTCAAGTGCTGAATCAGCTTCTTCACCAGTGCTTTTACTTATAACAGAAGTATTGAAACCTAATGTTTTAAGTATAGAAACAACTTGAGTAGAGCTATTCCAATTTACTAAGGATTGAGGTTCAGTATTAAACCCAGAGAATAAATCACCTTGTCTATCTATTTTGATATATTTACTTGATAATCTAGTCTTTATCTTACATTTATAAGCTTCAAACTTAGCACCACAAGATTCTTCTATATCAAATTCAGGTGCTCTAATCTCCTCTTTAAATGCTTTTCTTTCACCACTTAGTTCATCTTCATCCTTATCAGATAATGAAATATAAGCTATAAAACTATCCTTTCCAAGTGCTGAACTTACAATGAAACTATCTAATGATTTATTAAAGACTCTCTTAATAGTCTCATCATAGACCATCTTTGTTTTCCACTTACTTTCATCAAGTTTTATACCACACCATTCAAGATAAGCTATAACAGGAACAAAGTCACATTCTAACTTAGCACCATTAACACACTCTCTTCTTCTCAACTCTTCTAGTTGCTTTGCCATTATATCACCAAGATACATGACATCACCAGCTGCATATTTGATAACAGCAGTATCTATACCTCTCCAAATGATCTCACCTCTGACAGTCTTATCTATATCTATATTAAGATACCTATATGCAATTGCTTTTAAACCTACTCCAGAATAATTATAAATAAATTCAGCAACATCAGGAATTTCTTCATATAGTAATACCTTCTTTGTTTCAGGACTTAATTTATCATATCCTTCATAGTTATACACAAAGTCACAATACTTATTCATAAGATCAGTATTCATTCCTACTAGGAAGAATGGATAACCAAGAAATAGTAATTGTTCAACAATCATAGTATCATAACATTCAGTTACAATAATACCATAATTAAACAAGAACTGCAAGTCAAACTTTAAATTTTGACCTACCATAAAATGACTTTGTATATAATCTTTGTATATCAAGGGGTCTACAGTAGTAACATCTACTACTATTTGATTTTCCCCCTTAATATCACCAAATTGCATAAGTAAGACTGTATTTATATGAGCATCTCTGCCAGAGGTTTCAGTATCAAATTGAAACATTTCCCAAGTATTTAACATATTTAGGGAATCTTCAATACTCATCATTGTATATTCTACCTCATCAAACAGCTCAGATTGTCTACTTACAAAATATATCATGCTACTGAAAAGTTATGCTGTAACCATATCCATTAGTGTAGTTGATAGACTTAACAATAGCATCAGCTTCATTAAGTCTTTCACCTACAGCAATAATTGAACTTCCGGATGGTTGTATGTACATCTTACCATTGGGTAAATACCCAGCAGTAATAACAGGATAACTAACTTTTAAAGTATAAGTTTTAGATTCACTGCCATCAGGCTTCTTTAACTTCTTTAAATAGTTAGTATCATCTCCTCTTGATTTAAGTTCAATTACATCTTCCATCATACTACTGAATATGCAGCTAGTTCCTCGAAATCTATTATATATCTATACTTTTGGAAGAAAGAACTGCCAAGTACTCCATGCAAATTAACACCAAAGTCACTCTTAAGATTAGAGAATGCAGCATCTAAGTCCTTAACATAGAACTCTTCACTATATGTCTTATCTCTGTAAGTAATATCAATAGATGTTATATCTACTTCTTCCTTATTACCATCAGAACCATAGATGGTGTTTCTTACTCCAGTAGGACTATGTTTAATATCATTAGTTACTGATTTGTTGATTATAGAATCACTGGCACCTGTGTCCAATAAGAAGTTTAACTTCTTTTCTCCACACTTGAAAGTTACAATAGGAATGTCAGTTAAATCCAGAGTTTCTCTGAATGACATTCTATATGCCTGTGCTCTCTTTTCTTTCTTTCTATAAACATCAACAATCTTAGCAAAGAAAGAAGCTAAGATTACAAGTCCTATTACAAATAATATATTCATTACCATATTCTCATCTTTATTTCTGAGTTATTATTTAACACCAGTAGTTCCAAACCCATCTCTGTTATTACCTTCAAGTTTATCTACACTCACAAGCTTAATCTTGTTACTAAACAACCATCTAAGCTTCTGCCATATAGTTGCTTTTTGACTCAGTTGAACTCTGAATTGACAGATTCTATCACCTTTATTAATAGTTGTAGCTTGGAAGGCAATAGCTGGGAATCTCCATTCATCATCATTACCACAATATGAATTATCAATAACTCCCTCACTATTAGCACACATTATTCCTAACTTTGGAGTACTACTTCTTGGTAATACTACTGCTTCAAAACCTTTAGGCAATTGCATAGCAACACCCAGTTTGATTAGTTTGAAGTCAAAGGTGACATCTCTATGACTTACTATCTCACCATCAATAGTTTCTCTCTTTCTAACACCAGCTTGTGGTGCTTTAAAGCTAACTGTTTCTGCTGCTCTTAAATCAAACCAATCACCAGAATCATGAATATAAGGGTTACACCCTTCTGTTATAAGTCTATACTTAATTTTCATCTTTTTTCTTTATAAAGTTTCCAAATATAACCACCAGCAGTTTTACATCTACCTTTGACACAAGATGAAATGTTACCATTTCTTACACCAGTAGCTCTTTCTGCATCCATTAGACTGTTATATATAGCTATAGATACATTATTAAGAGAGAACTGTTCAACTTTATGTTTCTCTTTATTATGAGAGTTACTAAGAAGATATTTTCTCCATTTAGGAAATTTCTTTCCTATTTGTAATTCACTTATCTTTTTCCTTGTGTCATCAGTTTGAATTCTTCTGTGATGTTTACTTATTAATAATTTACTCTCTTCAGAATGAGTAAAAGACACACCTAATCTACCATCACCACCATCAGTTATGTTATAAGACTTACCTTGTTCCTTATAAAACTTGATTAAATCCTTCTCCATGTTCTTAGCTGTCATTTCACCTAAGTTTGAAGCTATAATACTATGTTGAAAGTTATCCCAACCATATTTTAAGATGGCATTGGCAAAATAAGCATGATTATAATTACCATTTTTATGCTTACTAAGATAACCCTTACCACCCTTCCTCCATCTTAAGTTAACATCTCTGTTAGTAATTCCAACATATACCTTTCCTGATGGAGAGATGTGCTCATAGACTACCCATTTACTCATAACTTTATCTGTTAGTAGTTAACTATAAATCCAATCACCCTTCTCTATAATGAAAGGCAAACATCCTGCTGTTATTCCTTTTACTTTAATTTTCATAATGTTTTCAATAAATCTTCTTTAGTTTTAAATACATACTTTTCCTCAAACCTAATCATACCATCAGTGGATGATATATCACTTGAATAGTGAATATGTTCACCTTGATACACATCAATAGAGTAATGCACTCCCATGATTTTTATGGGAACTGCCCTGTTATTGTACATAACAAAGGCAGCATCTCCCATACTATATTTAGTTTCAATCTTCATTCCAGAATCTATTTGTTATATCAAATAATCTACTATCTATTACCTTATACAGTCTTTGATTGGTAGTCCTACTGTTAAGTGGACCAAACTCCTCCTTATAAGGTCCAAGTTTAATGTAGTCAAACCACCTTAATTGCCTTGCTACTATATCACTAATCTCTTGCCTACCACTATACCATGCAACCTTTAAGTTTGTATGAGTTTTTACCCAACTTGCCAAAGCTACTATATGTATAGTGTCCCTATCACCACCCATGAAAGACACACAAGATATTCCCTTGTTATCTTCCAAAAGTTTGCTGAGGACTGTCTTATTCAGTGGATTACCAATATCCTCTGCCAAGTAAGAGCTATGACAGCTCTTACAATGACATGGACAATTACTTATATTTATGGCTAAGGTGATTTCATCAGGAACTTCCTGCATTACTACTTTAGTATCTACATATTTCATTTATACACTCTTTTAGTTGCATCCCATTGTCTACCTTCATCATACTTACTTACTGGTCTCAAGAATCCTACAACTCTTGTCCAAGTCTCCATAGGAGCACCACACTTAGGACATTTATCCATAGCATGTTTAGTAATATAATGACACTCTTCATTAGTACACTCACTATTAGGAATGTTATAAGTGAAATAAGAAGTTCCCTTCTCTGCTGCAAAGTCCATTAACTTAAGATACTGTTCTTTGCTTAGATGTTCTTCAAGATTACAATGAAGACCTACACCACCATCAAGAAGTTCTGTAAACTCCTTTCCATGCAATCTAAATCTATCAAGGATACTTGTGTTATCATCCCAAGCATTATAGAAGTAGCTGTTATAGATTTTAGTATCATCGGGGACCCAATACCCATCTTCTCTATCCCAGTTATAGTTCTTAGAACTAAGACCTTCTGCTGGAACCAGTTCAGTATTGAACTTAAACTTCTTACTGTTATGTAGTTTATTCTGCTCACTGATAGTACCAGTGATTAATCTACAAAACTGCTTATAATTTTCATTGTAGGATACTTCCATACCTAAGAATCTTGCAGCTTCATTGATACCATTGATACCAATAGTACAGAACAAATCTCTCATACCAATATAACCAGCAGTAGAAGCATTAAACATGCCTCTTTCTTCCCATTCATAAAGAATAGTTTTATAGGCAATATGATACTTATAGACTCTTTCAAGTATATCTGTTAGTTCAACTCTAATACAGTCTTCCCACTTTTCCTTACCAAATCTATTCTTTATTATTGAATACTTCTTGGCACAGTCTTGTACAATTCTATTGATATTCAGAGTAATAACATTACAACTTCCAGTTTTAACACCTGTAAGACCATTAGTGAAACTGAATACATTCTCCTCAATCTCATTCCTTAGTCTACAGCAAGAAGCAAGACCATTAGGATTATCACTGATATAGACAAAGAATGAATGACCTTCACTATGCATCTCTGCTGTGAAGTTCTTGTAATCTTCATCAAGATAATTACCTTCTTTATCAGTTAATAATGCCATAGTTTCCACAGGGAAAGTTAGCATAGCTTTGGTTCTCTCCTTATTAAACCACTTCATAAACTTCTTTTGTAGATAAGATACTCTCTCCCATGAAGGTTGTGTTCCATCAGGAAAATAGAAGTCTTTAAATAAAGCCTCCCAGTAATACTTATCATAGTAGCTTATATTAGTAAAAGGAGATTGCCAACCTCTATTCTGTGCAGGTTGATTAATGTAGTAAACTATAGTCTGGAAAGCATCTTCAATCTTCTGTCCTATAGTCTTTCTACTCTTAACAAACTCAGAATCAGCATAGATATCCTCTCTTAATGGATAATGCTCACCATAGTCTTTTACACAGAAATAATCAAAGTAGTTAAAGAACTCTCCAAAAGCTACAGCACCTTTACATTGAGCTGACAGTAAGAACACTAAGTTATTAAACTGCCCACAGAAGCTTGATAAGTGACTAGCTATCTTAGGAGTTATACCATCCATATCTTTAATACCACTTGAAACTAATGGATACAATGATACTGCCTCACAATAGTTCTTAGGAACTGCTGAACTGGCTTCATCATGTATATAAATAATATGATGGTTAATATCATCCTCATATTGCTTAGCTACTTCAGGAAACAAGATATTCAACTTATTCTTCATCCTAGTTCTTTGAATAATTCTATTCTTAGTCTTAGGAACTTCAGACTCTAGAGTAACAACATTCTTCATAGATACATTAGCATTAGCATCTGTCTCTGATGAAGAGGCTGCATTCTCATTAGACTTACTATATTTTTCCATATAGTTAAGTCTATCATTGATTTCTCTTGCTTCTCTATGCTTCTCTCTGTATAGAATATAAGATTTAGCTGCTTTATAATTACCAGTCTTCATAAGGAATGTTTCAACTTTATCTTGAATTTCCTCTACACCAATAACATCTGACTCTTCTACAAGTTGCATAAGAGCTGCTGGTACATAGTCAGGTGTTACCTGATTTACAGATTCAAACGATTTATTAACAGCTGAAATAACTTTTTCTATACTAAACTCCTCTTTGGTTCCATCTCTTTTAATTACTATCATGCTGGTTGTAAATTATCTATTTTCATAATACCATTTCTTTCTTTAGCCTCTTTAGTATATTTACTTGAAGGTTCATTTAGATAATAGTCTAATTCCTCTAAGAGCTTCCTCCAATTTCTATAGATATTACCTTCATTATCCTTTAAGTCAACTTCACTAAAGTTACCATAGTACCTCCATACAAGTGGAGCTAATGTATATCTGTTAATGACTATAAAGCTATAATGAGCTATCTTGAAGTCCTTGAAGTACTCATCTTCACTAATAACTTGTTGAAGTATATATGTATAAAGCTGAGCTTGTATCATATATCTCCATGTAACAAATGATTGTTCAAAATCTTCTTCTGCATGACCACTAGTCTTTAAGTCTATAGGATATATAACCTTCTCTTCATGGTCAACTATTAACTCATCAAACATACATCTAACAGATATTCCATTATATTTAGCCTTAAACTTTAACTGAAATACCTTCTCAAATCTAGTATCAAATGGATTAACATAGAAGAAGTACTTAGTGTAAGGATTATTCTTCAATTCATTAACACAAGCAACAGTATCATTATAATCTTTCTGAGATAGTATCTCTTTATCTGCTGATATAGCTAACAATTTGTAGTAATCATTACACTTACTTTTTATAGTTCTTAGTTTAGCTTCTGCACCCCAAGTTGGTTGATAACTAATAGTATGAGCTAGTATATCATCATCAGGTATTAAATCAATACTTCTATAGTGACTTCCATAACTTTCAAACAAGTCTCTAGCTATTCCTATAAGTGCTTCTGATAATGAAGGAAACTCGCATACAGTAAATCTCTCTTTAAAAGCATCAATTCCATCAGTTAACATAGTATCAACTGCTGAACCAAATCTTAATGCAGGACTTTCTACTTTATCAAAGAGACTACCTAATTTTCTGAATCCTTCTCTATTATACTTACTTAAGGTAGAATAGCTAAAGGCTGGGTCTGCTCTATAGGTAGGTTCATCTACTTTCCATGAAATGTCAACAATACTCTTCCTCATAATTATCAAATTCATCATCTTGTTCAGGCAGTTGTAGCTGGTCTACATAATCATCTACTTCTGTCTTTAGTTTTTCCATTTCATCCACATCTAAACTAAGATACTCTTCCTTAGGATTGTTACTACTAATGTTTCTTTTAGTCTTAACAATAGCTGAATCAACTAACTCTTGCAGTGACTCAAAATCTCTTGAATCAATGAAAGTATGAGCTAATGCAATATCACCTTTTGGCAGGTACTGAGTTAATCTTTTTATTCTCTCCACTGGTTCCATAACCTTTAATTATTTCTATAGCCTCTAGAAGCTGTTTCTTAGTAAAGATTTCAAAATACATAGACTTTTGTCCAGTCTCTCTATATAAATCTTCAAGATAAGCTCTGAATAACTTCTTTTTTATATAGAATACATCATTCTCCATACCTTTAGCCTCTATAACAATAACTACATTATTATATAGAAACACAAAGTCAGGAGTATGTTTTATATCTATTATCTTTTTAAGATTTAATTTAAGAAGTTTAGTCTTCTTATCTTTATCATAGAAAGGCACTGTAGGTCTAAAACCTCTCCATAAGGTGTAAGTAGTTGGTTCATAGAAAGGGTTAAATCCTGATTCTTTAAGAGTCTTGTAAATCATCACTTCAAGTTCTGACTTGAATTTAATTCCATCAAACTCTCTCCTAGAGGCATTAAGTATCTTCTTATTTTCTCCCACCTTTACTAAATGCTACTAACATAAAGTCTTTCAGTACTTTCTTCGCAGTAACAGCATCTCGAATAGTTCTAAATGCAGCAAAGTTTCTGAAATTCTTTATCTTGTGAATATCTTTAACCTCTACAATCTCACCTTTAGCCATATCAATAGTATAGATTTTTTCACTATTCTCAATATGGTCTGGATATTGTCTGTCAAGAATTATAGCTACTTCTCTCAATAAGATTGATAGTGCTGCACCTTCATTAATGTAAGCAAGGTTATCAAGGTATTTAAACACATTATCAACCTTCCACTTCAGTCTTTTTGCAATAGACATGATGATAGTCTCAAAAGTAATATCATCTACTGAAGGATGAACAGGTTCCTTATAATTAATGACTTCTTCTTTAACTTCCTTAATAAAACCTTCTGAGAGAAGCTTAGTTATAGCACGTTCATTGATGCAATCAAAGAAGAATATATCTCCAGACTTGCATACTATTGCTCCACCAAATTTATCACCTTCACATACAGAATCACCTGTACCTACAAATACATACTTTTTCTTCATAATACTTATTATCTAATTAATACTCTTGGAACCATACTATTGGTTCACCATACTTATCTTTAGTTAATTTACTAATAGTTTTAAAGACTGTAGAAGGCATTCTACTACCAATTCTAGCATAATAAGCTGGATGCTTTTCTTCTAGAATGATATTAGATTTGCTATTAATATAAGGTACAAATGTTCTAGCTTGTTCACCAAACAGGACATAAATAATACCTGTATTCCACTCTGATAAATTCTTTAATAACTTAGTCATAAATGGTCTCCATAACATAGTATGACTACCTACTTTATTCATTTCTACAGTTAATGCAGAGTTTATCATAAGAATTCCTTGATTAGCCCAGCTCTCTAAAGTCTGGTCAAAGATAATACTGTTATGTGGAATTTCAAAATCAACAGCTGCCTCCTTAACAATCTTTAGTGAGGGAGATAAGTCTTCATCACTTACCTCCTTCCTATTACCAAACAAAATACCTGTTGCTACATCTTTCTGAGGATAGGGGTCCTGTCCTATCATAACTACCTTCAAGTTATTATATGAACATAATGTAAATGCTTTAAATACATCAGGTATATTAGGACATATAGGCTTCCTTATATTGCCTATAGTCTTAGTAACCTTATCTAATTCATTAACATCTATAACCCTAATCCAATCACCAAAGTATTCACCTAGTGTCATACCAACTTAATTTGATCTGCAACTTCAGAAGCTCTAACACTCAACATGTTATTTATATCATCATCAGTATAATCACTACTAAATGTAGGAGTTCTTACAAACCTACTAATATCATCAATAATGACTGTAGTTCTTATAGGATGATTAAGATCGAAACATCTTATATTTTGACTATATGGCATTCTAAACTCTGATGATAACATAAAAGGCATTATTTTATTCATAATTGCTTTACACACTACATCACTTTCACTTCTAACAACATCAGAATGAATATATAGTCTGACCTCATCATAAGTAAAACCTTTTATAGTACCAAAAAATGAATCACCTGGTTGATCATGAAGTATGTATCTACCAACAAGAGTACAAAGCATAAGAAGTTTTCCATCATTATCAAATATACAGCCTCTGCTTCCAATATAAGTTGTGTCTTTGATAGTGACTCTAGACAATCCTGATTCTGGTGATTCAGCAAATACCTTTGATATAAAGCTATCAGCAGTTCTTACAGCAGGATTGTATTCTCTAATATAAATTGGAAATACTACTTCTTTCTTTATATGAGTTATTACATTATATACAATACTACTACTAATAACCTCTTCAACATGTCCTCTCATAACTACAGGAACTATTATCTCAGGGCCAGTTATATCAGCTATAAAGAACTTTGAAAAGACATTATTTCTTTCCCAGTTTATATTTGGACCATAGCTTATAGGACTATACTCATGGTGGTTATATGCAGAACTTAGAAAGTTTATAGCATCTTTTAATCTTGAACCTACTCTTGCCATAATTACATCTCTACTTTAAAATACATAGTACTTGCATCATAGGTAGTTAAGAAAGGAACATCTCTTGGGAATACTGGATCACATTCATTAGCTACAAAGTTCACAAATAAATTAACCATTACAGAACCAATCATATTAGCCATGAAGGTGGTTTGTTTGTAACTACATAAAGTCTCTTCAGCTTCAGAGTCATCAAACAGCCATTCTTCCTCATAGATTTCCATTGCTCTTTTATCATCACCTTTAATTGCAAACACTTGAAACTCTTCTGCTGCAAGTCTCCCATCAATGAATAAGCATTCGTCTTCGTTACTTGAATACCTAACATGAGCTTTCCATACTCTATAGAACGCCTTTCTAGCTTCCATGTTATCAAACCCACATATCATTATATCCCTAGCTGGAGTTCCATCAGTAATTCTCTCTCTTAAAGCATTTGCACTATAGAAGTTTGAATACTTCTTCATTGTGTTATATATTGCATTGACCTTATATTCTCCTATATTCTCCATGCAATATAATTGACCAGACATATTAGTTGATTCCACTATATCATCATCATACATTATTATTTTAAATGGATGCATTCTTGATAATAAGAAGGCAACATAACTACCAATACCTCCTAATCCAGCTAACAATATAATCTTTGTTCTAATCTTGTCATACCATGAAGCACCACTAAATCTACTAGTAACATCTTCTACTAGAAGAGTAGGAGAGTTAACAGGGATTTCACTATTCTGAGATTCAAGAGCAGCTGCTAGCAATTCTTCTTCCACTGGAGTCAATTCTACATGAGATTCTTCAACTAAAATAGGAATGTCATTTACATTAGCTATTCTAATAATATCACTAAGTTGTTCATTATTATCCATATCCATAATTAAATAATATACCTTTCAATCATTTCAATAAACTGATTAATGTATTTTCCTCTATTAGTTAACTTATTAAGTTTCTCAACTAAATCATAAGCAACTAATGCAGCTAATACATCATCTTCATACTGCTCAAGAGCTGGGTCTTCAGCATAATAAACCAAGAATTCAACATAACCTTCTGCCCAAGCATGAAATAGTGAATCATCTTCAAATCTTTGAGCATATGATTCTTCTCCTATTTTAGCTAACTCTTCAAGTGTTTCATTCTCATACACTCCATAAGAAATATCTCCAGTTACTAACTGTCTTGCAATTTCTTCAATGATAGTAGAATCAACTTTTACTTCACCATATGGAGGTATTACTTCTTCTTGAGTTTCCTGTTCAAATGGAAGTTCTTCCTGTACTGGTGGAGTAACCACTGAAGGAACATAAGGTTTATTCTCAGGAATAACATTGCCTCTTCCTACATTAGTTTGATAGTTAAAGGCTGTGTTCTTAGGAGTGCTAGGCTTAGCATCCTCCCATTGTTTAGTAGTATTATTATATACTCTAGGAGTGTAACTATTATACCCACTACCACCTTGCCAACTACCTCCATAAACAGGAGTAGCTTTCTTTTTGGCTTCCTCTTTTTGCTTTTGAACTTCCAGAATTCTATCAGCAAGCTCTTTAAAGGGATTATTAATCACAGGCCTTTCTACATCAAGCATGAAGTATTCAAGCTTCTTTCTAGTAAAAGAATAACTAACAGGTTGTCCAATTGATTCTTTACCATTATATGTAGGATACTTAACATAGCCTGTTGCTGTCATTTCTTCAGAAACTACTCTTGTAATAGCTGCTTTGTAAGTACCTTTAGTATCAATAATCAAAGATACAAAGTGGATTCTATCACTGCCCTCTTCTCTAAGAGTAGATAAGTCTGTTCCACTAAAGAATGCACCCATTGTATGATGTGAATGCATTAATCCTTGATATACATCTTCTCCTAATAGTTCAGGATGATCTACCATATATCCTATTACATCAGGAGATTGATTGAATTCAGTATAACCACTTACACCTATATCCTGTAACAGGAAATCAAAGGCAGTGATTACTAAATCTTCAGTTTCAAAACTACCAGATACAGTATAAAATAAAGTACCTGAATATTCTATTGATGGGAACTTGTCTAAGAAATATCTTATCTTTCGTTCAAGTTCTGGAGTGACTATCAACTTATATGAAGTAGACTTTCTTGTCAGTTCCAGTAGTTTGGGTTTCGTTTCTATACTCATAATTAACTATTTCTAAAATACATTTATAAAAATGTTCTACAATCACTGAAGATAGGAATGTAGACATATTATCATCATTCGTATCTGTATTACCTTCTCTTATTTTAAATAAAACAGGCTCACCTTTAAATATGCAAACTTGCCTACCTACATACTGAAAGTAATTATCAGCTGCACTATATCTGCTGGTATATATCTTATTGTTATTTAAAACACCTCTATACAATAGACCTTCTAAAAGTAAATCTCTATAGGAAGCAGTTACTACTCCCTCTTTATACCTTATATTGTACCATTCAATAAACTCATTACTTATAAATATAGTCCATTGAATATAGGACATACCTATACCATAACCATTAAGAAAGTCAAATTTTAATTTCTTCTTTCTCAATAACCACATCATAAAGTCTTTATATAGATCAGTGTTAAGAGAAGAATAGCTTCTAAGTTGATTATCTCTATACATAGGCCATGTAACAGATTGTACTCTCATACTACTACCACCAAGTTCTTCAAGTTTATGATAAGGTCCTCCTGCCAAGGATTCAACTTGAACATATTTGCTTAATTCAAGACAGAATAATTCCCATCTTAATTCATCAAATTCAATACCACTATCATTTAATGTTGCAATAGTACCTCTAATAGGTCCTGAACCTAAACAGGGACTTTGAAATTCTGTTAGTCTGCTAAAGGGAATAGAACTAATATGACTATGCATATAACCATTTCTTAATTGAAATAAATCATACTCAGACCTATTCAATCTAAAATCACCACGCATAGTACCTGAATAAGTAACTGTAACTTTAGCATAAAGTTCCCATATATCTATATACTTATCATTCTCATTGATAATTCTCACCTCAGGAAACCTAACAAGTATATTTATTCTGGAAAATGATGAATCATCTATTGTATTATCAACCATGATGAACTCTTCTGAATGCAACATTTTTGCATTGTTGATATATTCATCTAATGATGGATAATTCTGCATATCTACAAACTCTTCACCAAAGAAGTTCTTGAATACACCATAAATGATGTTAGGCTTCTCCATGAATGAGTTGTATAAATTTGTTAGTCTTTCTTCTACACTCATTGTATCACTAAAAAAGAAGAGGCTGATGATTACTCACCAACCTCTGTATTGTTATTTATTTAGCCCAACCACCAAACAAATCATTAATTTCACTGTTTGAAAGTTTTTCTTCTTTCACAGCTTTAGTTTCAGTTGGTTGTTCCTGTTCCTCAGACACTACACCTGTATCAAGTTTCTCAAGAAGATTGCTATAATCCTCATAGAGATCATCTTCTCCATCAAGTCTTTCAATAAGCTCACGAAGAACTTCTCTTGCTACTTTATCTACACATTCTGTACAAGGTGTAATATCAATAGGCTTACCTTCAATCACTTCTTTGATAGTAATATCAGGGTTCTCATCTACTGCTACTTTTTCTTCCACCTTCTTTGCCTTAGGTGCTTTTGTAGCTACTTGAGATGCAGGCTTAGATTGTTCTGCAAGAAATGCCAACAAATCAGGAGTTTTACACTGAGTTGCATTCTTACCAAACTTTGCAGTTACTGCTGCACCTAAACCTTTAGCCTTGATTTCCTCAAGAGCATTCTTTCTCTCAGGACTCAAAGCACCTGACTTAATCTTCTTATTAGCTGTAGTCAGCATGAACACCAAGTCATTAGTAGTAGTTGCAGGATTAGTCCCCTTTGCAGGCACAGGCACATTTACAGGGAGAACTGAAGCATCATCTTTCAACTCTGTTCTAGTTCTACCTTCATAGAATGTCATACCATCATAGTTAATACCTGCTCTTCTCATGTCTGCTTTCAATGCACCAAGAGTTTCTGCTTCTGACATAATGCTTTTCTGATTTGAGCTGTTGCTCAGGACAAATAAAATTTTTCTAGCTTCCATAATGTTTCTTTTTTTTAATTAATTAAAATGGGATATTACTTTTTATTTCTTCTCCATTTATAAGGCTGAAGATTACCTGTTTGAATTGATTTGGGTCTTGTAGTCCTTTATATAAGTCAGATACATCTTTATATCCATAATTAGGTAATACTAAATTAGTGAACCCAGTAGACTCTGACAGTTTCCTTGCATCTTCCAAGCCAGCTTCATCATTATCCAGAAGTATATAAATCTCTTTATATCTTCTTTTAAGTTCACTAATTGCAGTATCACTCATTGTATAACCTTCTCCTTGTATAGCTATAGCTGGTATTCCAGTATTAGCCCACAAACATAAGGCATCTTTCATTGAAGCACAAATAACTAACTTTTCACCAAACTCAGGTATTTTAGTCCAAAGACTAATGACAGACCTATCATGCTTATTGCTCCACTTGAAGGTAGTACTGAATGGCTGGTATATCTTAAGAGTAACCTTACCTTCTTTCCTTTCAACATAAGCATAAGCATATTTATCAGCAACAAAGGTAAATCTGTTAGAACCTTTAATGACTATTTTATGTGATATAGGATATATATCAGCATACTTTAACCATTCAAGAGATATTCCAAATGATTCCCAATACTCAATATCATGTTGTTTCCAACATCTAATTCTGCATTGTAAATCAGTCTCTTCATTGTAGTTACTGATTGATTTAGGCTTCTTCATTTTACCTGATTCATGGG